GCCTGGCAGGTACTATGTCGGCATTGCAGCAGACAACGGGGTAGCGACGTTCCGTTACCGCTCCGGCCTCGGCCCACTGCGTGCCCTGTCCCCGATCCGATACAGCGGCGGTGGGTTCCCTCTGCCTGCCACGATGGCTGCCGTGCCGGACACCTCAGAGAACGCCTATCTGGTGATGGCGGGGTACATCTAGCGACGGACGGTGACACCCACCACGCCGGCCTAGGGGATACCATGCAGATCGCCCCCGAGGGCCGGATGCTTGTCAAGGTCTGGCCTGACGGCCGCATTGAGTATGGCGAGGGGTACGACCCTGACGAGGCCGCCAAGGCGTTCTGGGAGGCGATGGCCTACCACTTCCCCGCCCCCAAAACCACCACCCCACACCGGTGATTTGCTAGTTGACCAACTTTACAGAGTACCCTTCGTGTCGTGGCCATGACCGTCAACCCTTGGGCTTTCGCAGCTGACATCATCAAGCCCCATGATGACAAATGGAAGCCTCTGGTCCACCAGCTCCCTCCGAATGATGACTACTTTGTTTTCGCAATCATTGGAGGCCGGGGATGTGGGAAGACAGCAACCCTCTCGAGAATGCTGCATGAGCATGCGATGGGACCTCCCTGCCTACCTCATGTGAAGGGCGGTCACTGGATCGGCATCATCGCCCCGACGATCGGTGACGCCGTTACCTCGGTGGTAGATGGGCCGAGTGGCCTCAGGTGTCATGACCCAGGTCTCAAGCTTCGACAGACCGTGGGAGGCACGAAGGTCACCTGGAGCAACGGTGCTGAGGCCAAGATCTTCGGGGCTCACACGCCCGACGACGTAGAGCGCCTTCGCTCAGGGGGCAATCGTTGCTACGTTGCCGCTGAGGAGCTTTCCAGCTGGAGGTATCTAAACGAATGCTGGCAGCACATGCGGTATGGGTTGCGAGTCGGCCCTCATCCTAGAGTGATGGTTGCCACCACTCCCAAGACAAGACCGCTGATCAAGAAGCTGTTCAAGGATAGCAAAGACCCCAAGAACAGAATCGTCATCAAGCACGCTACCACGAATGACAACCCTCACCTGCCGGATAACATCAAGGAAGAACTGTATCGAGATTATGCCGGTACACGGTTAGGTCGGCAGGAGCTCGAGGGTCTGTTGATCGAAGACGTGCAGGGAGCCCTTTGGAGCTCTGAACTTATCGACCAGTACCGTCTACGCTACGACGATATTCCGGACAAGTTTGATCAAGTGGTCGTGGCGGTAGACCCGCAGGCCAAGCTCCTCAGCGACGTCACTGGGATCATCGTGGTGGGGATCAAGAATCGATGGACGGAGCCAGGAATCATGCGTCCAGACCAGGCCCATGGGTTCGTTCTCGGTGACTACAGTATTGGTGGTCGCCCTGAAGTTTGGGCCAAGAGCGTGAAGCGTGCCTATCGTGACTTCCGAGCCAACTATGTCGTGGCAGAGGTGAACAACGGCGGGGAGATGGTGAAGAGTACGATCCACACAGCCGACCCAACTCTGCCAGTAACTGATGTATGGGCCTCGAGGGGCAAGGCCATCAGGGCCGAACCAGTCAGCTATCTGTACGAGCAGGGTAGAATTCATCACGTCGGTGACTTCCCACAACTAGAGGACAACATGACCTCCTGGGATGCTAGCGATCCTCCGACGGATTGGTCACCTGACCGAATGGACGCTATGGTCTGGGGATTCAGTAAGACCCTGGTCAGTAACGCTATGATGTCTAACTCTCAGGTCAACGACAAACGACTGGAAGGTCGCAGATGATAGCTCCCATGAAGAGGATGATCATAGACCCATTCTCGTTCTATGATTACAAGCCGTCCTTCAGTGGCAACGCAGCCGGCATCGCCCCTGTCACAGTCGTCACATGGGTTCCTGAAGAGGACAGGAGGCGCCTTCGGGCATACATGCTCCTGGAGGCATACTGCCGCAACTCCTCTCGGGAATGGATGAGCACCCAGGACGATAAGAGCAAGACGAACCGTCGTGAGTATGGTGACCCTGGAACAATCATTCACACCGTCCTCAGCTCTCTGCTCGGCGACGACCAGTCCATCACCATAGACGAGGCAGAGGGTGACGACTACGAATCAGCTGCAGATGAACAGCTACAGGTTCTTCTGCGCTGGGCTGAGAAGGAGTCATTCATCAAGAAGGTAGTGGAGACGGAGCGCAACGCTGCCAAGCTAGGTGATGGCGTGTTCGCCCTATCATGGGACGCCAAGAAGAAGCGGCCGAGGCTCAGGTGCTACGATCCCGGATTCTACTTCCCGATCTGGGAGGATGACCGGGCCGAGGACGAGGGTTACCCATTCAAGGTGCACATGGCCTGGGAGTACGAGCGTCCTCGTCCCAGTGACCCCACCAAGAAGGACAGCTTTGTTCGTCGCCTGACATGGGAGTTGGTCGAGCTTGCTGGTCCGGTACAGTATAAGTGGAATGACGATCCAAGCGAGTTGACCTGTCTATTCAGCGACGGTTACTGGAAGGTCAATGACTTCAAGGATGCCAGCGACCTAACCCCGAAGAATGCCACATGGAATGTTCAGGACCTCGACCTTCAGATCGACTTCATCCCGGTGGTGCATATCCCGAATGACGTCAGTGAGCAGGAGCACTGGGGAACATCATGCCTCGCCAACATCATGCAGATCTTCGACGACTCGCAGTCCACGGACACTGACCTCCAAGCCTCCTCGGCTACTACAGGCAGCCCACCCATCGCCCTGAGCGGTGCCAGCGCTCCCAAGAACGAGGATGGGACCATCACGAGCTACGGTCCTGGGACAGTGCTCGAGACCGGAGACGGGAACGCTACGGTCATTGACACGAGTCGGAGCCTTGACGCTCTGATCAAGTACCAGGAGAGCCTCCTGAGTCGCATGAGCGTGAACGGCAGGATCCCTGAGTCTCTCATGGGGCGCATCAAGCCAAGCGAGGTCCCCTCCGGTATCGCCCTTACGCTCTCCTTCAGCCCTCATACCTCCATGATCAGAGAGATGCGCCTGGTGCGCAAGGAGAAGTACCGCCTCCTGTTCCGATTCGTCTGCCGCATGCTCCTGTCTGACGGGCAGCTCAAGGGAAAGCTCTACGAGGCCGACCTTCACTTCGGCTCCTTTCTACCAGCTGACCGTCAGGAGACGGCCACGATTGTTCAGACCCTTCTTCAGTCTAAGGCAATCAGCACTGAGACCGGGATCCGAATGCTTGTTGAGGCAGGGTTCCCGATTGAGGACGCCCTAGAGGAGCTTGATAACATTCACGCAGAGAACTTCGCAGCTGCCAACGAGCTGCTGGACGCTACCGGGAACGCTGACGCCGTCGGCAAGTACCTGGGTGTGAAGGTAGACCCTCTCCTGGAGCCTCAGCCAGAACCTGAGCCTGAGCCGGATGATGAAGAGCCCGTTGTACCTCCAGCTTGAGCTACCCTTCAGGCATGACCGGAACCCCCGGATGCGAAAGGGAATAGGATGATGTTCGCCGCTAAGCAGCCTAGCCTTCTGGAGAAGATCCTCACGGAGCACAAGCGCAGGGGCTGGAGTCTTGAGGACCTAGAGCAGTTCCGGATGGAGAATCCCCCCAAGGACCCACCCCTCAAGGACCCACCCCCTCCTGATCCCCAGAAGGACGACCCTCCCGAGCCTCCGAAGACCTTCACGCAGGACGAGGTCACTCGGATGATGGCTCGTGAGAAGAGGGAGGGCAAGGAGTCCGGCGTTCGCTCAGTGGCTGAGCAGCTGGGCGTCTCCGTAGAAGAGGCGAAGACCATCATCGCAGAAAGGAATGAAGCGTCCGAGAAGAAGAAGACCGAGGACGAGAAGCGGATTGAGGCAGCTGAAAAGAAGTCTGCCGAAGCTGAAGCGAAAGTGACAGCCGCAGAGGAGAAGGCTTTTACTGCAGATTTGCGCTCCAAGCTTCTAGAGATGGGCATCAATCCCGCCAAGTTGGCAAACGCAGTCAAGCTCGTCGAGGCGAGCTACACTGATGAAGAAGAGAAGGTCACCGACGCCGTCGACAAGTTCGTTGAGGAGACGCCGGAGTGGTTCACCTCGGAAGAGGAGACGCCAGGTCCTCCTGGAAGTAGGCTTCCCAAGGGTCCCCCCAAGCCGAGTGGAGACTCGAAGGAAGATCGAGTGAAGGCTCGACTCCAGGCCAGGCACGGCAGCAGGCTCACCCAACCCTCACAGAACTAGGAGGAGCCCATGGGCTTCGGAATCACAGTCGAGAGCGAGGAGCTCCTCGCCAATGAAGATCGGCGCTGGCTCGGCACTCGAGACGGTACCACCAACCAGCGGTCGATCACGCTGCTCGCCAGCCTGTTCACGGCCGACCACCTCATCAACGGATCCCTGCCCTCTGGCCTAGTGCTGGCGAAGGTTGCCTCGGGAGCCAATGCTGGCTTCTACGGTCCCTATGCCGGTGATGCTTCTGAGTCGCAGACGATCACCGTCAACGCCACCGGTGGCACTTACACCCTCACGTTCGGGGATCAGACCACCGCTCCTATCTCCTTCAATGCCACCGCTGCTGCCGTCAAGAGTGCCCTCGTGGCGCTCGGCGATATCAACGACAACGACATCACCGTTACGGGTGGCCCTGGTGGTTCCGGTGGAACTAGTCCCTACACGGTTGCCTTCGGCGGTCAGTACCTGGGGCAGGACGTTCCTCAGATGACCGCCAACTCAACTGGCCTCACCGGAGCTCCGGCCACCGCCACTGTGGCGACCACGGTTGCTGGCGACCCCGATGCCAGCGATGGTCTGGACAACGCAGAAGGTCATCTCTACTCCACCCTGGGCAAGTTCACGCCAGGGAGCACACAGAGGATCGGGGTCGCCCTTTGGTGGTTCGGTGTCTGCAAGACGCTGTTCCTCCCGGTGCCCGTCGCCACCAGCGGTCGGCTGGACGCAGCAGCCAAGGCTCGTCTTGGCAACTTCATCCGGTACGAGAGCTAGGAGGCTCAAGACATGGCAGGAAACATCGTCTACGATCTCGTGGACCCGCAGGAACTCATCCAGTACGTTCGAGCCTTCGAGAACGAGGTCCTCAGGGCCGAGGGTCGCATCGTGCTCGACCAGTACCTCCCGAACGTCTATACGGACGACCTCGAGGTTCGGATGCGCAAGGGTGGTCTGAACGACACCGACGCAGCCGAGTACCGTGCCTGGGACACCCCGGCGCCGATGACCGACAGGCCTGGCGTTAGCCGGATCTCCGGCAAGCTCGGCCCAGTGTCTCGGCAGATCCCTCTGGGCGAGGAAGAGACCCTTCGGGTCCGATCCATGCTCGCCGGGAACAACAACCCCCTCATCGACGCCATCTATGCCGACGCAGAGCGAATGACCAGAGCGGTCGCCGTTCGTGTCGAGCTGGCTCGTGGTGACGTGATCAATGATGGAAAGGTGACAATCGTCGAGAATGGCCTGACGCTGGAGGCTGACTTCGGTCGACCTGCCTCTATGTCAGTCGTCACTGCAAACGTCTGGACCAACCCCACCCTCGGAAAGCCGATCACCGATCTGCTCACCTGGGTGGAGGCTTACGTCAACGAGAACGGCATCGCCCCGGATCACATCCTGATGCCCAAGACCCGAGTCTCCTCGCTGGTACTGAGCGAAGAGGTGCGAGCCTACGCCGCAGGAACTGGTGGAACTCCCGCCAGAGTCAACCGGGCCACGCTCGACGAGATCCTCACCAGCGAGGGTCTTCCGCCGATCCGTCTCTACGACGGTCAGTTCCGGGTCAACAAGACTCGGGTCAGGGTGCTGCCGGTAGACAAGATCTACCTCATGCCCCCGGTCGGTGAAGAGCTCGGCAACACCTGGTACGGTCCTACCGCAGAGGCCATCAAGCTCCAGGGCAAGGGTCTCCTCCCTGGCTCAGAGGGTCCGGGCATCGTGGCTGTGGTCACGGAAACCGACTCTCCGGTTCAGACCTTCACGCTCGCCACGGCCGTCGCACTTCCGATGATGCCGAACCCGAGCCTCATCCTGGACGCTGATGTGGCGTGATGCGTACTCCGAGGAAGACAGTCTGGTGGGAGGGGGTGTCTTACAGCCCTGGTGACGAGGTGCCCGATGATGTGGCCGAGCAGTTCGGGTCTCACGTCTGGCGGGATGGACCAGAATCTGGTCCGTCACAGAGCTCGACCTCACCAGCACCTGAAGAGGAGGAGGAGGAGGTCGAGAGCGAGTACGAGGCCATGACCATCCCAGAGCTCCAGAAGGAGTGCGCCAAGAGGAGTATTCAGGTTCACTCATCCTGGAAGAAGGCTCAGCTGGTCGAGGCTCTCGAGAAGGATGATCTGTAGGTATGGCAACGCTCACGGAAGGCCAGGTTAGGGTTGCCCGGTCTTGGATCGGGAACTCTGAGGCTCTCGAGGTCTTCCAGGAGCGATTCGACCGGCTGGGTTCGTTTGATGACGCCCTCACGGAGTCACTGCGAGCCCAGCTGGCCGGCTATGCGCTAGATAGCCCTGGACAGTTCAGTACCCCTTCTGGGTATAGCCAGAACACGACTGAGAACATCAGATCTCTCAAGGAAACTCTAGCGAAGTTCCTCGCTTCCGGCGGTACTGATAGCGTGGCGGACGCAGGGACGACTGTACACGTTACAGCCCTGCGCCGGCCAGACTACCGTTAGGGGCGTGTCCCACACCTCTGACGGCCTTAGCGCAGGGGTGCGCAACACCTTCGCAGCAGGAGGAGCGTCCATCAGGGACCGGCAGATGGAGGTTCTGGGCAACCTGCCCTTCTTCCTAGCACCCGGCAAGGATCGTAGAAGTAGGGCGGTCAAGGCTAACATCGACAGAGACCTGGACAATCTCAAGGATGAGGCAGACAAGTTCTACTCATCCAATGGCGGCCTGAAGAAAATATACGAGAAGGGTCTGTTAGATGGCGGAGCTGCCCAGGTCACTAGGCGTGACACCAGGATCCTAAAGAAGTATCGTGACGAAGGCGTTGCTGAGATGGACAAGATGATGGCATTCGCTCGCCGTGACTGGCGCAGGGTCAATACCATGATCAAGTCTGCCAAGGACGCTACAGTTCTTGAGCAAAAGCTTAGCAAAAGCGGACTCAAGGGCCTCCGCTATATCGACGGCAGGATGGTCGGGATCAAGCAGTACAGCAACATGGCCATCCAGACAAGGTCTGCTGTAGCCTACAATCGTGGATTGATAGAGGGTGGAATCAGGAGTGGAGCATTGAGCTTCACTATCTCTGACGGTTCTGCTTGTGGCCTCACTCGGCACGATGATCCAGAGAAGGCCAATGGGATGGTGGTGAGTCCGGAGACGGCCCTCGCCAACATAATCGCCCATCCGGCGTGCCAGCGTACCTTTTCGCCTTCTCCTAAGGAGCCACCGAAGAGGGCCACCAAGAGTCGTGCGAAGTCTGCCCTGGCTACGGTGGGAAAGCTGACTCGGCAGACAGTGATCCAGAGCGCAAAGGCTGGGGTCACTGCAGAGCTGTCCGAGTTCCTCCGGAGCCCGCAGGCTGCCAGGTTCGCACTGAGACTCCTTCCAGGTGTCAGCGAGTACCAGAGATCGCTAGACGGCCTGGCCAAGCTGATCAAGAGGTCTGGTGATGGCGATCTCACTCCTGAGCAGGTCAGGGAAGACATCATGGCCTGGGGAGAGCAGTGGCTGGAGAAGGGCATCCTGCCCAGCCACGTGGCAGAGGTCATCGGCGTGAAGATTGACGCTCCAGACATTGCAGTGAATGATGCCTTCTATCGCTTCAGCGTGTTCCGTGACATGGACATCAAGAACAGCCTGTCTAACGGCGACCTAAGCGAGATGCTGGACTTACAGAAGCTGCTGTACGATGCCATGTTCGACTACTGGGCTAGCAATGTTGAGGGTGGGCTGCCACGTTCACGATTCGGACACTTCAGCTTCCCAAGAGTGCCGACAGCCAGACCAGAGACCGCTGCCGAGAAGGCGATACGTGCCAAGATCAATGCTGAAAGGCTGAGGAAGAACCTCAAGCCTATTCGCAGAAGGCTGGAGACACAGTCAGGATTCGTCTCCAGGGGTGGCAGGCTCACGCTGAATCTAGAGCAGCACATCAGGACGACAGCTACCTACCGTCCCGGTCGTGGATTTATAAATCACTTGTCACTGAACCCGAACGGTATGATCCGTATGGGGTTCGCAACTAACCCTGACACAGGACTGATCACGCCAAGCCTGCGCCTCGTACCACCTGGCCCAATCCACATTGGCATGAGGCTGAACAGGTCTGCTGGTAGGTTGGTGCGGTGGGTGAATATCACGGACGAGGACATCGCATTCGGCAACTCAGCAGACATGAGGAAAGCCAGAGCGGCCCAGGCTCGTCTCAATCTCATGAGGGCTCGTGGCGTACTGAATATTCGAGATTTTCAACAGGAATTGAACGACACAATCATCCGCATAGACAAGGGGAAGATCACCTCTGTCACTGCAGAGATCAGGTTGGTCACGCCTGACTGGAAGATGGGCGGGGTACTAGACAAGCTCGATGTGCCTGGGTATCCCGGCAGAGTCCTGGCTCGCTCGAGGATGGGTCTGGACTTCTCCTCACAGCTCAACCTAGACCTTCGAAAGCTCGGGCTCAGGGGGTTGGGCGACATCAAAGACCTGACACCGGCCAGATTCAAGGAGCTTGGTCTGGCTGATTTGAAGATCGTCTCTCTGGCCGCCGAGTATCTGGCCTCTGGCGGTAGCCCTTGGGACCTTTCTCACATCTTCAGGATCGGCGTAGACCGTGACGTGCGGACCTTCTGGGCCTTGGTCAACAAGTACATCGATGATCAGGAGGCTCTAGGTAGATCGTCAATAGCAGACTTCAAGGCCAACAGAGCGAGACGTCGCTTCATCAAGCTCGAGGGCGAAGGGCTGGGTGGTCCTGCCATAGACCCTCCGCCGGATCCCCCATTCAGACTGTTCTCTAAGCCTCAGTCAGACCCAAACGCTCCAGATGTTCGTCGGCGTGTACAAGACATGCTGAAGCCTTCCAAGCTGGAAGAACTTGGAGACGGGGGCGAGGAGACTCTTGTCGACCCATCCCTATTCACACTTGACTCGATCGGCGAGTCTCTGGTGGAGGGGAAGATCCCTCAATCTTTGCTGGATGACATTGTTAGAGCAGTAACAATGCACGAACGTATGTTTCCGGGACTTGCAGAGAATAGCGACGACTCACTGATATTCTTCATTGGCCCGCAAGATGATCCAGCCTGGGCAACCGGAACATATGCATTCTACAGCCGAGAGGCGAACTCCATAACCATCAACCCGTTCATTGCCGTTGACTGGGGTTCAGAATCTGTCCAAAGATTGTTCCAGCAGGACAAGGCTTCAGGTTGGGCTCAGCCAGACAAGGGTGAAATAGTAGACTTGATAGTGCATGAGATGGGGCATTGGCTGACCACCTATCTGTCAGCAGAAGATCATGCAAAAATCTATCTGGCTCTCTCTGACGAATACCCTCTAGACTTCGTATTCGGAGCGAAGAATGAGTTCGGTGAGAGGAAGACCCTTAGCGAGCAGGTGGGGCTGTTCCCGGGAAACCGCAGGGTCAAGCAAGAGGTTGGAAAGTACGCAACAGATAACTGGCTGGAGTTCCTAGCTGAGGCTTGGGCAGACTTCACAACTTCTGCAGAACCTTCTGAGCTATCTACTTTGGTGGGAGAGGCTTTGCAAGAGATTATTATGGGAGGGGCTAGTCGGGAGAATGGTCTAGACTTCGCAGTATTTGTTCTTGATGAGCGTGGGATTACACCCCAATAGTGGCCATAGTAACCTTAGGTAGATGGTGAGGAGAGATAGAACGTGACTACTCGTAAGCCAATAATCTGTGATGCATGCATCCACCTCCATCGCCCCTTGCCATTCGGCCCGTATGAAGAGTGGACCTGCAACGCATTCCCAGATGCCATCCCTTCGGAGATACGGATAGGGGAGGATGATCACAGGGACTTCATTGGTGATGAGCCTGTGGTGTTCGAGATGGACGAAGATGAGCATGATCTACTGCAGTTGATAGACAAGACAACATCCGACGATAGAAGGAAACTATCATCATGATCCAGCAAGTGCAGATCAAGCACGACCCTCGCAATCCAGGCGAGACTGTCTTCAAGGTGGGGCCAGTTGAGATCCCTGCCAATATGGTACAAGGGATAGATATCACCATGAGCGGGCGTAACGTCCCACAGTTCGTCATTCACGTTGCCGGGAACGCAGACCTGGAGATACTCGGCAGGGTAACGACCCTGATCCACGATGCAGATTTCCTATTGGGCAACATGGACACCGACAAGATCCAGGAAGAGTCCTTGGAGCGCCTGACCTTTGGAGATGGGAGTACGCTAGCCAGCAAGGTCTTAGAGGTCATCCGGGAGCGCATTCATGGCATTGAACCTAAAGGGAGCGTCAGCGGCGGTGGAGAAGCTGATGACACACCAGGTGTCAATATCTCCTCCGGTGACCCCCTCTAACTTCGATCCCATAGCAGGTACTTACCCTGCTCAGCTTGGATGGCCCCTGTACACTGGAATAGCCAACATCTACTCTCAGGGGAAGAGCTCTCCGGTCGATCTAGGTGGAGTGGCATGGGAAGAGATGCCTTATGTGGTGGAGATTCCCATCGCATTCCAGGCTCCGGTCCAGGTTGAGTCGATCGTTACTGTCACCGGGATCACTGCCGACTACAGCGGGTCGGGCAGCGTCGGCAGTAAGTTCATCATCGACTCAGCCATCGAAGGTACGATCGAAGTTAGTCGTAGATTCTACGCTCACAAGTACCAGGAGAAGCCAAATGGCTAGCTCTCTGAAGGTTACGGTAGACGAAGCAGGAATTGCAGATCTCATCGGAGACCTCGAGAACTATGACCGTCGTCAGAAGAAGGCGATGAAGGCAATTGTCAAGGGGGCCACTTGGCTTCTTTGGGGCCAGGTCATTCAGAATGCCTCTGGTCGCCCAGGTCCGAACATCGTCACGGGAAGGTACATTTCTGGCATACAGAAGAGGCTTGGCCGTGATGGTGGGTTTCTTGGGTTTGGAGGAACTGCTGTCGGTGAAGTGTGGACTGATGCTCCTCAGGCTATGAGGTTAGAGTTCGGCTTTGTGGGAACTGACTCTCTTGGTCGCCACTACACACAGCCCCCATTCCCACACTGGCGTCCTGCCGAGGACAAGATGTTTCAGTGGGCCACGAAGCAGGCTGAAAAGGTTATCCGTGCGTCGTGACCTGATCGCCAAGGGGCTGGGATCGTTTGTAGGGACGGCCACTGAGAAGGCTTGTGGCATTGAGAAGTCCCCCTACGAGGGGCAGGTCAATCCGGCTTTGCCCTATACGGTAATCTTCCAGCTTCCGTCGTCTAACGACCCAACGCCCACCATGGCCCGTAGGTCAGGCACCATGGAGTTCGTCTTCCAGATAACCAGCGTAGGGAAGACAGTTGAACAGTGCAGCTGGATGAGCGGGAAGGTGTACGAGGCGATTCTGTCATCGGATGATCTGCCCCTAGAGGGCGGATTGTCCGTCATGTCACGCACACTGGACTCGTTTGGCGCTATCCTTCCGAGTGGAGAGTCACTGTTCAACTCCGCCGACACCTACAGAATTGGAGTCCAAGCATGAAGATGCGTCATCCTGACATCGACGGGGAAGCACCTGCCGCCGAAGTCACCGAAGAGGCCTTCGAAGAGGTCTGGTCCGAGAAGGGCTGGGTCAAGGTCGAGGAAGACACTACTCCTGTCGCACCGCCCAACCCATTCGTCAACCAGCAGAGAGGTGATGTCTAGTGGCAAGGTACAGCCAGAAGGGGATTCTAAGGACGTGGTTCTGCCCCACCGTAGCAGCCGCTTCCGGAATCCCGACTGCGACGGAGGTCAACGCCGGCACCGAGCTCACGCCAGAGCTCGCAGAGATCAGTGGCTTCACGTTCGCCAATGACCCCATCAAGGTCCCGGTCATGAAGGATTCCTTCGACGCACAGATCCCCGGTACTGACAACACTGACGCCAGCTCCATGGGGTTCTGGGAGCACAAGGCCCCTGTCACCAACCCCATCAAGACAGCCCTTGTCAAGAACACCAACGGGTTTGTCGTCATCTTCTATTCCGGCACTGCCGGAGCGGCGGCGGCTCTGGGTGACAAGTGTGAGAACTGGCCTGTCACGGTCAGCTCAGTCGCTCGTCGCTACACCGCAGCCAACGAAGCTGCCATGTACACCGTCACATTCGCCATGACGAAGCCGCCTACCGTCGACGTCGCCATCACATAGGCTTTACCCTGGTCCGGGAGTCCTTCCCCTCCGGTGGGGCTCCCGGACTACACCCCATAGAACGAGAAGATCCACAAGGAGAATGAAATGCCCGGAAGACCGCTAACGTACGACCACTTGAAGTCTCGCAAGAAGCCAGTGGTCAAGAAGGTCACCATAGCCCTTGACCCTGAGATGGCTGAGGATTTCAACGAGTCCCGCCTTGACCTCCAGATCGCCAAGAGATTGCTGACCGACGATCCAGGAGACATCACCCTGATAGAAGATAAGGCCAAGGCACAAGCCAAGTTCGAAGAGCTCAAGGGTCAGCTCGAGGACGACATAGCTGAATTCCACTTCAAGGCCATCGGTCGCAGGGCTTACGACGATCTTGTAAATAAGCATCAGCCGACCAAGTCTCAGTACGACCTCGCCAAGAAAGAAGCCGAGAAGAAGAACGAGCGTCCTGAGTTCCCTGATTGGAACGAAGACACATTCCCACCAGCCCTTCTGTTTGCATCTTGCAAGAATGCAGACATGACCGAGGACCAGTGGGTCGAGATCTGGAACGCTGAGGAGTGGAGTCCTCTAGAACTCACTGCCCTGATGACCACAGCCTTCGAGGCCAACGCTTCCCGAAGCATGGTGGATCTGGGAAACGTCTAGAGCGGGATTACCGCTTCGCCCTAGAGGTGAAGTATTGCGTAGAGCATGGGATCCCGCATTCAACCTTCCTAAGCTGGTCTCCCCTTGACCAGGACAAAGTGGTCGTCTATCTCACCAAAGACATAGCCAGATGCTCAGGATGCGGAACGTATCGCGAGGAGTGGATGGATCCCGAAACTGGCAGACCGCTTGAGCCTCCCCCTTACGCTCCAGAGGAGCTACGATGTGTGGGGTGCCTTACGCTCGCTGAGCGTAGGGAGGTCATCGGGTCCGAGGAGGGCGTCTACGTGAGGTTTCTCAAGACATGATGCGGGAATACGGAGTCTCGTTCCTCGCCAAGACTGACCGCTTCGATGGCGGAATCAAGAAGATGTCCCGTGAGCTTGGCGGGTTGCGCAACGAGATGAAGCGCATGAGTGGGATGAGCCTGAAGTTCGGCTCAGTAGCGGCATCAATGGCACCTGTACTCCTGCAGGTTGGAGCTTTGGCTCTTGGCATTGGGCTAATCGCCAAGAAGTGGCCGCAGATTACTGCCGGAGCCAAGGCAATGGGGGCAGCTACTACGAAAGCTGTTCAAGCCACATCTGTAGCTGTGACGAAGGGTGCAGATAGCGTCTCAAGATTCAGATCTCTGGTTGCTGGTTCAGGACCAATTCGCACTACCAGATCCACACTGGGTAGCGGGGCTGCTGAGGTCTCCAGGCTGGGTGCCCAGGTAAGCGCTAGCCGCCTAGGTGCTCAGGCAAGGGCTGGTCTCGGCGCTACTACGGCAGAGGTAAGCAAACTCTCCTCAGTTGTTGCCGCCAGTCAGATCGGCCAGAGGTTCTCTCTCTGGGGAGGCAAGGCTCGAGACTTCGGCAAGTCAGCCAAGAGGGCTGCTTCGGATGTCACTCCGGCTATCAAGGCAGTAGAAACCCTCAAGACAAAGGTCAACTCTTTTTCTATAGGAACCGCCACCAAGGCTGCTGCTTCATCTGTCACCACATCTGTCGCCCCGGTCATCAAGCAGATTGATGGCATGATCGGCGTCAGGGCTGCAATGGATCGGACCTCGAAGAAGATCGGCATCGGCATGGCCGGTATGGGTCTTGGGATCCTGGCAGTATTCGCTGGAGCATCCAAGGCTGCCATCTCCCTTGAGAAGGAGATGAGGAATCTCAATGTGATCATGCAAGTAAGCGATGACAAGCTCGCCAAAGTGCAGAAGAACATTCTGTCCATGAGCACTAAGAAGGGTAGCACATCTTCAGCCACCGATCTTGCCAAGGGTTCCTACGACATCGCATCTTCAGGCTTCTCAAATCCAGCCGCTAACGCCAAGATCCTAGGTGACGCTCAGTCGGCAGCTGCAGCAGGGCTCACGGATACCAAGACAGCAGCCAAGGCACTTGTCACAGTTCTGAATGCCTACAACATGACGGCTAACGAATCTTCCAAGGTCAGCGACATTCTGTTCCAGACCGTCAATGTTGGACAGGTGACCTTCGAGGAGCTGGCCACGAACATCTCAGACTTCGTGGGAGTCGGTAAGGCTGCCGGAGCTACGGCTGAAGAGCTGTTCGGTGCCTATGCACAGATCACCCTGAGCACTGGTAACGCCGCCAAGAGCGGAACTGCTCTGCACGGTATTCTCAGGGGTCTGACGCAACCTACAGAGGCTCTAAGCGCCCTCTACAAGGAGTGGGGATTCACAACAGGCAAGCAGGCTGTTCAGACCCTCGGCCTCCAGGGTGTTCTGGACAAGATGGACGAGGCCACCAAGGGAAGCGCCACAGAAACCAAGAAGCTCATCCAGGATAGCGAAGGCATGAATGGTGTCTTCGCACTGAACGCAAAGAGTGCGAAGGAGCGCAACGATGCTCTTATGGCATTCAAGGATCCGGCCAAGCTCATGGGAACTACTGCCAAGGCTATGGAGGAGCAGTCGAAGAGTACGGCCGCATCTCTGACTCGCCTGAAGAACATCGCCTTCGCCTTGGCCGTGAATGTCGGCAGCATGGTAACTCCCGCCATCAAGGTTTTTGCAGATGTCTTGTCTGGTCTGGGTAAGTTGCTGAATGGCATACCCAGCCCGATCAGAAAGATCATGGGTGCCATGGCTGGGACGATAGGCATCACCCTGCTCCTAGGCGGGAGCTATCTAGTTTTGGCTACTAAGATTAGAACAGTGACTAGCGCAATGCAGTTGATGTCCCGGGCTAGGAGTTTTGCCGCTTGGACCACAAGCCTTTCGGTCCTAGGACCTAGGATCCAGATGGTGACTGCGAAGATGACCGCCCTAGCTGCATCACACACGATGCTTGGGCGGACTACGGCAGCTCTAAGGGCCATGAATGTTACAGCACTGACGCTGGCAGCATCACTGGCCCTAGTAGCAGCAGGGATCTATGCAGGATCCAAGTTGGGCGACAAGATGGTGGAGAATAAGTATGGCAAGGTAGACCAAAAGGATATGCAGAACTTCTTTGCAAGCACTGATACTGGCGCTGATCAGAGTGCCGAGAGCATGAACAAGTTCACTCAAAGTTTGAACGAGCTGAATACAGGTGCACAGAAGACGTCAATGGGAGACAACATTCGTGGAATGGCTGACAAGGTCGCCAAGCTCCATGGAGTCACGACCAAGTTCTACAATGACGACAAATCTAAGAAGAACTCACTGAAGGATATCGACACAGCTCTGTCGGGAGTGGTGGATAGTGGGAACACAGAGGCAGCAGTAGCCTCATTCAACAAACTTGCATCAATCATGGGTATGTCTCCAACCCAGATGCTCGATCTATTGCCCAAGTACGGTACTGCAATGGAAACTGTAGAGATTTCCACCAAGGCGAACACAGAGGCTGCCAGGCAGCAGCAAATGCAGCTGGACACCTTGGCAAACCCGATAGACGAAATCACAAAGAAGTATCAGGAATATGCAGACAAGATCAAGGAGCTAACCGGGATTGCCAAATCATGGCTTAGCCTGGAAAAGGCTATGTCTGGTGGAGAGGATCTATTCCAGAGTCGCAAGGCTGCTGCCGACGAGGCCGAGCGTGAGGCCGACGCTCAGAAGACCATCCGTGATGCCCAGAAGGACGTTCTGGAGTCTCAGGAGGATCTCGCAGAGGCTCGCAAGGATGCAGCCAAGGATGGCAAGGATGCAGCCAAGGACGTGGCGAAGGCTCAGAAGGAAAGGGACAAGTGGGCTCGTCTGCCGAGGGCGCCTGAGGGTAGCAAGAGAGCTGAGAAGCAGTCTGAGACAGAAGATGCTCTATCCGACGCCCTAGACCGGCAGGCTGATGTCGGGAAGAACCTGAAGGACGCACAAGACAAGGTCAAGGAATCTCAGGACAAGGTGAACGAGGCCAAAGAAAATGCGAACAAGGCCTCGAAGACTTATCAGGAGTCGCTAGACAAAGAAAGATTCAGCCTTTCAGACTTCTCACAGGCTCTGGGCAACCAGCTCCGAGAGTATGGAGACTTCAACAAGGACATAGAGAAGCTCAGCGCCAGAGGGCTTGGCATGACCGAAATCGGCGCCATCAAGTCCATGGGTGAGGGTGGTAGGAAGCTCGCCAAAGCTCTGGTGTCTGCTCCCAACGATGAGTTCGACAAGGTCAAGGGACAATTGCAGACCAAGACAGAGAATGAGTTGTCTGAGACCGTTAGGAAGATCGAAGAGCAGTTGGTGATCGCAAAAGCAGTCGCCAAAACAGGAGCAGCAGCTACGGTTGATGAGATTCTAAACGAGATGGCCCGCATAGCCCCAGGCATCAACACCCTGGCCCCGGGAGTGCAGGAAGCCATCAAGAACATGCTGAACGTCAAGCTCGACGAGATCTTCGCTCAGCAATGGAAGGATGCACCCCGAGACGGTCCGGGCGGCACTATCCTCGGCAGTGACGCCCCAATGGGTCGGAAGCTGTTCGATGATGGTGGTATCCTCAGACCCGGAAAGACAATGGCAGTCAACAAGACAGGCCAGAACGAATACGTGTTCACAGCACCTCAGCTCCAGAAGGTAGTGGCAATAATGAAGGCTAGCGGCAACAACCAACAAATCGTTCCGGTAAGCCAAAGGCAGGAGACGCACTTCCACGGTGACATCAAGGGCGACAGCTTCAGCGAAATCAAGCGTGAGGGTGAGAAGGTCAAGCGCCGCACCAACCTCACCGGGAGTAGAATCTAATGGCTAACCTTTTCACCCTTGCAGCAACTGTTTCCAGGCCACCAGCAATGGGCGGCAACCTGATCATTTCAAGTGGCAGTAGGAGCAACCCTGGAAGTGATGTGGTGGGGTTTGGTCCAGGAGACCTCACTTGGAGGCTCAATGAACAAAAGAGCCCATTCATCGCAGGTGGCATGTTGGTTTCAGCCGTCAAAGATACCAAAACTGTCAATCTGTCGGTTAGAACATGGGGATCTACAATCCCAGACCTCCTGAACAGGATTTCAGTTCTGTGCAGAGCATTTGAACAGTTCAGTTACTCCCTAACGGTGACGATCAATGGAAGTAGTCTGGCATACCTCTGTCAACCTGCTAACTATTCTTCAGGAAACAATGGAGAGTTGGAAAAGCACGAGCTCGGACAGAAAACGCAATTGACAAACTTCTCCATTCCAACCAACCCGATCCCGCTCCTCGGAGGACTCTAATGTCAGGTCTCATGAACGCCTACGAGCTGCCTGCTCTGAAGGCCGTACTCGGCACAGGACACACTGCAGACTTCCCGAACACTTACTTCATCATGCTGTTCACTGTAATGCCATCGGACGATGGCACAGGTGGTTCAGAGGTGGTGGGGGCAGGCTATGCACGTCAGTCATACGCCAACACAAATGCGAACTGGAATGTGACGGCTAACCCTGTGGTGAATCTCAATACCATCACATTTCCCGTAGCGTCTGCCAACTACCCAGCAGCAGTGATTGGATGGGGCCTGGCTACTGCTCTGACTGCTGGAGCAATAGTGTTCACGGCTGCCCTATCTGCACCTGCGAACTTCCTGTCAGGTGAGACCCCTTCTTTTGGCGCAGGTGACCTCTCCATAGGCGCTGACTGACCTTGTTCTCCTCTAGCGTTATCTTTGTAACTGGCACTGGATCCCTTCGTAGAAGAATGGGAACTAATATCGGCACACTAACTGGGGTTCCAAGGTTCACATTTTTCGCCAGAGGAACAGTCATCCGTCAGCTCATACCCCCTCAGCCTCCTCCATTTGACTGGATAGTCCCTTATCGCACCATCAACTACATCTGGCCTTACCCAGACCTAGATGAAAGAGGTAGGCCCCAATGACATGGAGCCCTACGATTATAGAAAGCATCTGGGGATACTACCAGATCATCATCGGGAACGTAGACGTCACCTACTATCGAGATGTGGTCACGAAAGCCTCTCGACTGACCTGGGCAGAGCCATTCGGACCGGCTACGGCAGAAATCACACTCCCCCAGATCACTCCTTTTGAACTGAAGCCTTCTTGGATGACATATGGAGCTTTGGTGGATGTCTGGCACGTTGATGAGAACTTCAACAGAGTTGGTCAGTTCCCCATGTGGGAAGGCATACTCATAGCCACCGCTGCAGGCAACGATGAGAACACCTATGGCCTGACAGCTTCTTGCATCGGGGCGATGTTCCATCTTGACTTCTACAAGAAGAAGCCCGACATCGGCAGGGGTTGGAAGAATACAGACATAGGAATATCCATCCCTGACGAGATCAACCAGATCACCAGAATGAACACAGTGAAGATGTATTTCGTCCATCCACAGAACACTGGTATTCTCACTCGTAGCCGAGGAGGTTGGGACCCCCTGCTTACGGGTTGGATCCAAGACCTTCTGGCTACTGCCACAACTGAGGATGGTGGTCAGTGGACGATGAACTGTGTAGGCAGGGCTCCCTTCATGTTACTGAAAGACATGGGAACCATACACTGGAATGTCATGAATGCGACGCCGGGCGTTTTGGTGAATCTAGAGGAAGACGCCACCCAGGTGAAGAATGTCTTCTATGGAGAGGGCATCGACGATGAAAACTGCAGATGGAGGAATCAGAAGTTCCCATACCTGAGGAATGGTATGGCTCCTGTATTTCCAGGACGGATCATTTCAGTCGGAGTTTCCGGTTCAGATGTAGTTCAGTGGAAAGATGAGATGCGACGTAGCGGCTACAGCTGCACTCCAGGTGACACATACAATTCTGACGACAGTGATATTTGCAGGGTCATGCAGAGCAGGGCTGGAATTCAGGTAGATGGAGTGGTGGGACCGCAGACCTGGGCCGCAACCTTCGAGAGTGGCAGCCTTGTGGAAGATGTAACCTCCGCCATCTTCCTGCCGATGGCTTGGAGAGATGAGGTCGAGCCTTTGCTTTACAATGCCGGTGGATCTCCCATAGGACCCAACCCTACATTCGACCCTAACATCCTCAGGATGGAGGAGTATCAGAATCTAGGAGACCGGATCAGCTTCAGCGAAGGCGTTAGGTCTTTCAAGGAACAGTGGACTCGTTATGTAGGTCCTTCTTATGCAGGTACGATCACACTAAGCGTTGACCCGGAGGCTGGCAGTCGTTGGGACATGAGGCAAGGACAGAACATAGTTGTCCGTCAGTATCGTGGCCTTAGCGTACTGAAATTGCATATAGCGGGTTGCGAGGCTGATCTGGATGCGGGAACTGTGACGCTAACTGTAGATGAAAAGAACCGTGACATGATGACCCTGGCAGCAGTCCTTGAGCGTAAGCGTGACACAACAGATCCGGTAAAGCGTGAAGTGAACTACTTCAGGTCAAGTCGCGTCATCCCTGACAGAATGTCTACCTGGGACTGCGAGAATGGCTCAGGTATCTATCCCCGCCAGGGTACCTACAATGGTCTGTGGAATGTTACGAGGATCCCTATGTCAGAGGGTGGCACCATAGTTCGTACAAGATTCACCCTGGACATAGCCTCACCATTCGGAGTGGCAGTATTTGATAGGCCAATCACTGCCAACGACCTTGCGGCCATTGGTACACCACTAGACCCAGGATTCTACGAGCTAGAAGAGTCAGGGTTCGACTCAGATGTTCTTGGCTGCCTTATTGCCTGGGGGCAGGATGGGGACGCAGCAGGCTACTATCCGAAGCGTGAGGGGGACGCTGACCTCCCACTGCCGACAGGGGTGCTACAGGATGACGGCAGTTGGGAGTTCTCTTCTCAGTTTCCTCCTTGGGTCTGGGTAGCGGTATGGGTGCAGGAACCGAAGGTCAACTACATCCAAGGTCAATTCTACCTGTCAGTCTCAAACGAATGACCTGAGGGAATGGTTCGATGACTCTGGTGATGCTCGATTGCTGCTCACATGGTTCCAACGCTGCCAACTACAGGACGCCAGGATGGGTCGGACCAACCGTTGTCAGTCATCCAGTGGGGCGTACTGCTAGCGGAGGTGGTGTCCAGGGAGGGCGTCGCACTGACGCCGTTTCCACCTACACGCTGGCGGCGGCGACAAGGCACCCCACGATGACAGTTGGGTTTGCCTACCAACAAGCGCCTCCTGGGGTCACGCCAAATGGTACGGCCTTACCGGCAGCATCTTCTACCACCCCCACAGCGGTTTTCCGGTTCCGCACCGCCAGCGCCGGGGCTATCGAGTTGCAGGCATTTTACGATGCTGGCCAACCGCCGGAACGCCTCCGACTGCGCCTTATCAGGGTCAAGGACAGTGTCGCTCTGTGGACCAGCGCCGGGCCACTCGTTGACGATCGGTGGTGCTCCTACATCGAACTGAAGATTGTATTGCACGCGACGGCCGGATCTGTGGAGCTGAAGGTCAACGAGGTCACTCAGGTCGCTCTAACGAACATCGACACCCGGTCGTCGGCGGCAAGTGACACCACCGTGAACGCCATTGAGTTCCTTGGTGGTGCTGGCAATAACTGGAACGTCGACGACATCTACCTGAACAACGGCTCCGGGTCGCTGAACACAGGATTCAAAGGTGACACCCAGGTCTTTGTTCTGCGACCCAACGCTGCTGGCGATTCGACGCAGTTCACGCCCACCGGGGTTCCCGACAACTGGGACAACATCAACGAACCCAACGTGACATATAATGCGAACAACAACAACAACACGGAAATCAGCGGGAACACCGACCTCTACAACGTGGACAACCTGCCCACCGAGATGGCTGGACAAGCTGTATTCGGCACACAGGTCTATGGGATGCTTCAGTGCTTCGTCTCTGGCGGGGCCAGCACCGCAACGCTCCTCATCAAGTCAGGCGGGTCGGAGTCAGCCAGCGCATCCCTCGCCCTCACCGCTGCGGGAGTGGGGTTCGCCTCGGTGTTCGAGACCAAGCCTGGTGGCGGTGCGTGGACGACCACCGACATCGACGCCGCCCAGATCGGGCTGCGTTCCACCTCGAACGTCAATGTCAGAATGTACCGCAACTGGATAGAGGTGGCGGTAAAGAAGGCTGTCACGGGCTGCCCGCCGGTCAAGAGGATACTCCCTGGTGTGAGAGTCTTTCAGAGAGATGATGCAGCACCTCGTGTTCATGGCTTGAAGAATAGCACGACTGCCGTAGACAGTTCTGTGAGAGTCCTGGGGCACAACACTTACCAGGGTCGCAAGGTACGATGAGCCTGACCCCAGAGGACAAGGAGATATGAATGACAGAGGCAGAACAGCTCGAGGAAGACAAGAAGCAAGTGGAGACGCTCAAGCAGTCCACCCCGGAAGACCTGGCGGTCGACCCTGACATCAAGCAGTGGGCACAGGATCCCGAGATGGTCATCGAGAGCGATGAGGGGGCAGAGGGCTGATGGCTGTCGCAACTGAAGTCGTAAGCGCAGCAAGGGGCAAGATCAGCACTGTCGAGTCCCCGCCCAACAGCAACCACCAGATGTTCGGAGTCTGGTACGGGTTCGACCGGGTGCCGTGGTGCGCCATCTTCGTGTCCTGGTGCATGGATCAGGCAGGAGCTGCTAGCCAGTACAGGAACGCATCTGTCGCCTTCTCACTGGACACTGCCAGGAAGCAGGGGCGCCGCACGGGAGAGTTCCGAACTGGATTCGTCGCCTGCCGGATCAACGATGGCAGTGACTGGGGTCCTGGTCACACCGGGATCATCGAGGCCGTGCACAACGACGACACCGTGACCAGCATCGAAGGAAACACCTCACCTGGCGACGGCGGCTCCCAGCGTGATGGTGGCGGAGTCTGGCGTCGTAGGCGTCCGAAGTCGTACTGGAACAAGCAGTGCATCCGCATCGATTACAGCGGCGCCTCTCAAGCTCCAGCCCCTCAGACCCCTCCTGCGTCTACAGGAACCAAGTGCCAGGACTCTGCCGGTCACCCTCTTCTGAAGCTGGGTGCAAAAGGCAAGGCTGTCAATCACCTACAGTACTTCCTGATCAAGTCGGGGGCAAAGATCTCTGGTGACGGGGACTTTGGGCCGGCAACCAGGCAGGCACTGATCAACCACCAGACGTGGCTCAGGGACACCAAGGACAGAACCATCGTGGTAGATGGTGAGTGTGGTCCCAAGACGTGGCAAGCGATGCACAACTGGGCAGACGGTCTGAAGATCTAATGGCTCAGGACGGACAATGAGAATGCTTGCTCGACCAAACTGGAAGATGGCAACTCTTTCTTTGTTCGTTCTGTTCGTTGCTGTCCTGTCCCTTCTAGGCACAGTCCTGAAGTTCAGGCAAGATATCGGGAGGGATCTCAGAGATATCAAGTTGAACATCGAGCAGAACAGGGAACGGGCTTTCATAAACCGTGCTTTGGGATGCTTGACTCTGGTCATCGACAACGACAGGACGTTTCCATTGCCCCCCACCTGCATCGAACCGGAAGTTTCCAAGTATTACCCAACCCAAGTTTGCAATGAGTTCCAGTTGCTTGCGTGCGGGCCTAAGCCCTCCCAGGGATCATGACGGGTGAAGGGATTTAGATGGCCGAGAGTAACCAGAGACACGGCACTTTTCCTGACTGGATTAGGCCTGGTCATCCGAGAGGCTGTGTTCGAGAACGCAGACCGGCCCTACCTGCTGATGATCTTCGCCGGCATGATGGGGCTCCCCGTCTTTCTGAGAAGGGACGAGAAGAATGGGAAAGCGAATGGGCCACAGTCGCCTTTGTCCCTGACGGAAATCAAAGATCTGGTGACGCAGACGAAGCCGGGGGAGTCAGGGGAAGGTACGTCTACATGACATCTGATCCACAACCCCAGAGAAAGAAGATGATGATTTTTCGCTACCCGACGACCGCAACCTACATCTGCTATATCGCCGTAGTCGTGACCATCCTGCTCTTGCTCCAGGTGTTCTGGCATGGCTAATAGAGCCGCAGGAGAACGTGGCCCGAAGGGTGACCATGGTGAGGTCGGCGAAACTGGCCTTGTCGGTAAGACTGGGGAAGGAGGTCAGGCAGGACAGGTAGGTGAGCGGGGAGATTCGGGGCACCGTGGGGTTGCTGGTGAGAGAGGTCCCAAGGGAGATCACGGGCAGGACGGTCTGGCTGGACCCCCAGGTAAGACCGAGCCGCAGACCATCTGGTTCGGGATCAACAGGTGGACCTACGCAGGGCTTGCCTTTCTGTTCATTGTCGCTTCTGGGGCCTACTCTACTTACAAAACAGACCAGCGATTCCAGGATCAGGTAGACCGGGTGGAACAGGCAAGCGTCGACACGGACTACCGAACGTGCCTGGGTGGCAACAAGATCCGAACCGGCATCCGTAACGTCATAAACACAGCATACGAAGAGGGTCCTCGCCGTGATGCTGCTTTGGCCCAGTTCGTCCTAAGGGATTGCGACAGTGAGTTCCCAACACGTTCCGTCAATCCGCCGCTACCACTGCCCACACCGTGAAGCAGTTCGGCCTTGTTCTTGCAGGGGCTGCAACGCTGACTGTTCTGCTCCTGGTAATCAAGTTACTGAACACTACTAACTAGAAAGAAGGCAACCATGACCGTAGCACCCGAAGCCATTGCAGAACCTACGAGCTCTGCCGCCAAGCGAGGAGCGAGGACTGTCATTCAGGGAGGTGCAGCTGGCATCATCCTCGAGGCCATCTCAGCCTTCAACATCTACGAGTTCACCACGAGGCAGGCTGCTGTTTCGCTTATCATCCTCTCCGCCGCCCTCTCGTTTGCTCAGAACAAGCTTGAGAATGACAAGGGGTCCGGCCTACTGCGCTAGCAAGCCAACAGCCCTAGACACCTCCTGAGAGTCCCCTGGACGAAGTGCTCAGGCTGGTGTCTAGGGCTGCAGTACGCCTAGCGTTACCCCGGTGACCCCTAAACGGTCCTAGGGCTTGCTACGGGGAGGGTTTTGACTACTGGAAAGCAGCTTTCCTGTCTAGCTGCCACTCACTATCCTCAATGGCAGGAATGGAACCATTGTACGAAGCATAGGGCCAATCAGAAGATTCACGACCACTCAAAGCGTTCAGGTCCACCCGCTCCCTGATGGTACAGCCCCGGTCGAAGCTCGCCTTGAATGGGCAGTGCCCCTGCTGGTAGCACGCTGGCTTGAAGAGACCGCTGTTGGCCAGGAGTTCGAACTGCCAGCGGTGCTTCTCCTCCCAGGCATCAGCATAAACGCTTCGGTTGAACTCGAACGTCTCGAGCCATGAAAAGTCAGGGGTGTAGATGGCGATGCAATCCTTGATCTGGGTGAAGACGTCACGCCAGTGCATCTGAGCCTGCGTGCAAAGGCGATTCCCTGCGTGCTCCCTGAGGTTGCGGAGATCTGTGCAGTAGTTGAGCCTTGTACCTACGGCGTGCGGCAGGATTGAACGGGCGTCCTCGGCAGGAATGTCGTTGGCGATCAGGTAGTTGTAGAAGTCCTGCACGCCCTTCAGGTGCTTCTCCCACATCTGCCGAGTAGGGTGGTGAGCAGGGAGCTCGGCAACCGACGGTGGCATGACCGTTTCCTCCGCCATGTGATCCTTCACGGCGAACCGAAGTGACTCCTGAGCGAATACGGCCGTTCTCTGTCGGACAATCTGATGAGTGAACCCTCTGTCCACGCCCTCGATGAAGTAGTGGAGCTTCACAAACTCCATAGGTGCTGTGAGATGCGTCTTCTGCACATCATCGAAGTACCGCCTGCGCTCGTCGTCTGTGATATCTGAGAGCTTGTAGGTCGGGATGCCCTCGTACATGCGACATGCCGCTGCGATAGCTCCAAGGGGGTCAGGAGTCATACTGAGGAGAGTGACCTTTGGCTCTATCAAACCCTCCTCAGTTGGCTCGATCGGCACTGCCTCGTACATGCTAGAATCCGCATACCGCTCAATTCCACTACCCACCTGATGTCTCCTTTGTCTTTCTCGAAGGTCTGCTAACGCCTTATCTATTCCAGTTTGCATGTTCACTTCTTCCTCCAATTGCGTAGATGATCTGCAATGGTCAGAGTCACAGTCACGGCTCCGAATGCTACGAGTATGGCGCCCAAGCACATGAGATAGATCATCTAGTCGGGGACCTTCGTGGCCTTCTCGTATGCCCGGTCGGCGCATCGTCTGAAGTAGTTTCGAATCTGCGTGAGGCGTCTCACTGTGGCGTCCTCATTCGGCAGTAGCCGTAGGGCTGTCGTGATGGCCGCTGAATACATCTCCAGCGCTGGCCCTGCAAAGATGTCCTGCTCCCTGATGACCACGGCGTCGTCGATTTTGCCCGGGATCCGATCTACAGCCCCGAAGTCAATCGACACAACTGATCCAGGTGTCCGCTTCATGTGAAGCCTACATAGCTCGTTCATCTGCATTTGGCAAGTGTCGATCCATTGTTCGAACCTCACCTTGTCGAAGACGACATACTTCTCTTCCATAGAGTCTGTCACAGCTCCTCCTCGTCCTTGGGTTCGAATGCTCCGTCCCACTCGATCATCTCCGCCACAAACCTAGAGATGGCGTCTACCCCATACTCGTTCTGCTGCCTGAATGACTCCCACAGGGTAGCATAGATTGGCTGTCCGAGGATGACCGGGAGCCCCAACCTCATGACGTCATTCATAGGCTGTAGATGCACGTGAATGAGCTCGTGCACAAGGCTGTTCCGCTTGTCAGCCACCGTCATCGTGTGCCAGTAGATGCCGAGCTTCATGGTGGCCACCCACTGCCCATCTATAGGGTGGATGCTGGCGCCGGTATCCTCATCGTCTGGCTCCCTGCTGAGCTTGATCCGCCAGTGCGGCAGATTCATTGTCTTCATGAGTCGACCGACGACCTGGTATACCTCCTCCCACAGCTCATCTGACATTCCTAACCAGACCTGTCCCATATCCTACCTTCCTACTTGTCGGGGTTGAGTACCCAGAACTGCTTGACGTAGATCGCTCGCCTTGCCTGGAATCCCTTCTTCACTCCTTTGATGAGGACCAGGTCCGAGTCGAGCTTGATGCCCCAGATTCCCTTCTTGACCTTGGGGTACATCCATCGGTCCCATGTCAGCGTGACGAGCTCATCCTCGTCAGCTCCAATGCCGATAACCCACTCTCTCAGGTCGGGATTCTTGACGGTCTCGGGGTCCAGAGCCACGCCTGTGCGGGCGAAGTTAGCCTCGAAGAGATCTCTCAGGTTACGGTGCTTGAGGATTCCTATCCATACTACAGGGGTGTCGCTGCCCCGCCTGTAAGGTACCTCTAGGCTGGTGTGTGTAGGGCGGGGGAGGTCACCTAGTGCCCCGGAGCGTATCTCATTCTTGACCTTCTCGATCCTCCGGTGTAGCCAGTGAATCATGAATGGGTCTTCGCTCTCAGAGAACTCCGCCATAGTGTTGATCTTCTTGGGACCAATGCCCTTGATGGCCAGGAGGTCGCTCCACCGGCATTCATCTGCCGGCATCCCCTTGGCCGTCCTCTCCTCAACGATCCTCGGGGCCATCTTGTTGCCGATGCCCGGTATCTGCTCGAAACCAGCTCTGATGTGAGATCCCTCTGCGATCCAACTCTGCAAGCTCAGTCCTGGGTGGGGAGGCAAAACTTGGATACCCTTCTTCATTGCGTCCCGGAGATACTCGAGCTGGTGGTCGCTGCCCATCTTTTTCAAACAGGCGACGTAGAAGACTTGTGGATGGTGTACCTTCAGCCACATAGTCCAGAAAGCAAGCATGCCGTATGCCGTGGAATTGTGGACCACTATTCCATTCCCCACGAAGTTCTCACCATCCCCCTCCATCTGCAGGTCAAATACTTCCCGCTCTCCTGCATCTTCCAGAGATTCAATCACACTCCAACCAACTAGGTGCCCCTGGCTCCAGGACACATAGCAAGAACCATTCTCTTCAGTGTCGTACTTTCTGTGACATTCAGGGCATAGCAACTTGAGATTCGTCCAAGCATTGTTCTTTCGGTTTCCATCCTGATGGCTAGTCTCCAGCCTACGATGCCACGCTCCGCACATGCCGCATTCTTCCTTTACCTGCTTCCTCCATGTTTGCCACAACTTGTAACTACCGTCAATAATCACAGCGGTTCCAAACCCAACGCCAGCTCGCTCACCTTCGGTCAGCCTATTCTGTCCATGATAAGCGTCATCACGGCCAGCGTCAACAGCAACCTTCTCACCAACCTGCAGACTACCGAGATTCTTCCATCCATCCATGGTGAGGATTCTGTGGGTGGGAGTGGCAGTGATCTCTTTTCCACCTGACAACTTCATGCGGGTGACGCATTGTGTTCCATTGTGTATGACATCCACGATCTTGTCAGGCTTGATTCTATTAGACTCGGGGTCCCATGCCAACACCTTCAAGCCACGAGTGAACATCACACTCCGCCAACTTGCACAACGCCCGCACCAACCTTTGTGGTATTTCTCACTTTCTACACCACATCGCATACAGGGACCATCGAATCTATTGTACCGTCCAGTTTGCGTCTTCCTCATTGGCAATCCATGCATTCTGTCCCACAGTTCACGAACCGTGAAATCTACCTGAGCGTTGGGATACTTCTCTGAGCTTGGCCTACCTCCTGCTACTCTCACCACTGTGTCTCCGGTAACACAATGTGCAGTGTTGAATGCGTAGGAACCTGCAGTTATGCACAGACCCCAGATCTTCCTTGCCGTCTCCTCGGGCACTCCTCGAGCTTCTGCACCTGACCAGAAACGCTCCCATTGCCTCACGAACTCCTGTTCTCCGAGCTTCTTGGATATGATCTTCCTGATGTAAGCCGCTGCCGTCCAGTCAAAGCCCCCTACCTCTCGCACAATGCGCAGAATCTGCTCCTGGTAGACGATCTGGTAGTTGGTCTCTGCAGCTATGGCGTCGTAGAGTGGGTGGAGCTTCGGCGGGTCGATGTTCCCACGCTTGACGTCGATGTACATGGCCGAGGCATTGTTGTGCAACGGTCCCGGCCTTGCTAGGGCATTTACATCACACACCTCCTTGAAGCTGTCAGGCTGGAGCTCAGCGTTCACAGACCGCATAGCCCGACCGTCGAACTGGAAGATGCCCACCACGTCGTTGCGCTGGAAGGCTGCTATGACCTCTGGGTCATCTAGCGGGATCTTATAGAGGTCTGTGAGCTTCATGCCCAAGATACGCAGGGCCTCTGCGATCATCGTCATCGTGCTCAGCCCCAGCACATCTATCTTCACTAGGTTCTGACGCTCAGCATCATGCTTGTCCAGGCTGATGACCTGCCGCACCACGCCGTTGACATTCCGTTCGTAGGTGGCGCACACATCTGTAAGCGGACCATTGCTCACGATCAGACCAGCAGCGTGAATGCCCATACCCTTGATATTGCCCTCGAGCTGGTACGCCATAGCCAGGTCAGGGAAGCGATCGAAGACGTCCTTCGCCTGTTCGAACTGCTCCACCGTATCCTCTATCGTGGCAGAGGCCCGAAGGTCACCAGACGACCGCTCGAGGAGCAGACCCTTCACCGTGTCCACTTCGTACTGTGGGATCTTGTAGACCCTGGCTACGTCGTCAAGTGAATTCTTTGATCTGAAATAAGTGAATGTGCCGATGTTACCCACACACGCCCGACCGTACTTACTGACTGCGTACTCTTCGATCTCCCCTCTACGTTCAGAGTCGAAGTCAAGGTCAATGTCAGGGAGATCTTCCCGTGTGAGGTCGATGAATCTCTCGAAGACCAAGCCTGGGAACAGCATTGGGTTGACCTCCGTAATGCGTAGGAGCCAGCAGACGAGGGATGCAGCCGCCGACCCCCTCGCTGGGCCCACTGGGATTCCCACATCCTTTGCGAAACGAACAATGTCCGATACGATGAGGAAGTAGTCAATGAAGTCTTTCTGCTCGATGATTGACATCTCGTACTGGAGCTTCTCGTGATACCGGCGACGAGTGGCAGATGACATTCTGTTCACACCACGGTACTTCAAACCCCTCTTGAGCCAGTCGTGCCAGACAGCCTGCGTGTTCTCGTAGCCATGCGGCAGTGGGAAGCGGAGCCTCGGCAGTACAGGAATCTTCACGTTGCAGCGCTGAGCTATCTCCTCGCTATTGAGGATTGCCTGTATAGCCTGCCCCTTGCTCAGCCCCGTACCCCGTAGGCGTTCCATAACCACCTTGTCGGTGATGGGCGGGCATAGGGGAATGTTGTAGCCCCAGTCCTGCTCCATCTCCTCTAGCGTCTTCTTGTTGCCACCTCTGAGGTTGTGCAGAATCTTCTGCATCTCGCTTTCGCTGGGCTTGGTGTAGTGCACATCACCCGTAGCCACCAGAGGAATGTGCAGCTCACCGCTCATGCGAGCCAGCATCTGATTGATCTGACGTGACTTCTCCAACTCTGGGAAGAACTGAACCTCTAGGTAGTAGGCGTCACCGAAAGCCTTCTTGAACCTAGCCGCCACCTGCTTGCCCAGATCGTATGAAGCATCAGCCTCGTCTACATTCTTGCCCCCGATGAGGCTTGTGGCCAGGAGACTGCCGGTACACCCGCTGAGAATGACCAGGCCCTTCTTGTGCTCCGCCAGGTTGGCCCCGTCCACCGTCGGCTCGAAGTAAAAATCCGAAAAGCCCTGCGACACCGTCTGAAGAAGACTCCGATAGCCCTCTTGACTCTCAGCCAGTACCGTCAGGTGATTCTTCCTCTGACCCCTGGTCTCGAGCTTCGTGTCTCCGCAGTAGAGCTCCACGCCAAAGACCGGCTTGACTCCTTCCTTCTCACAAGCCTTCTCTAGCTGGACGTGTGAAGAGACGTTGCCGTGCTCCGTCAGCGCCAGCGTAGAGATCCCGAGCTCACCGCACCTACGGACGTGTGACTCCGGCAGGGCGAAGCCGTCCTGGTAGGAGAATGTCGTGTGGCGATAAGTGGTGAAGACTGCACCACCTCACCTAGACCACCTCATTTCGGGTCCCAGTACTACCGTACCGAGCCCGCCTGGTTTCCCAGATCTTGTTGTAAGTGCCATCTTTCCATGCTTCTTTCTTTGATTCGCTTATCTTGCCACCCCAGGTTATCACACGACCATTTAGGTGATGGCGATCATGGCATAGTTTATGCGCAGCTGATAGATTCTCCAATGTGTTGTGGCTTCGATCATGATCCTTGTGATGGACTACCGACATGCCCCTCTTGATCTCCGCGACCTCCTCGTTGCAGAAAAGGCATAGCCATGGCCTGGGTGCATTCTTTCTGAAGTAGATCGTGTAGTTGTTGGCTGCCTGTGAGGTGGCTCCTTTCTTGGGCCTGCCCGTAGGCTTCCTCATCTTCCTCCCATTCTTGTCTACTATGTACTCCACCGGCCAGAATTCTTCCCACTCTTCCTCAGGCATTGCTACACCATCTCACATCAGTCCTCGAAGCATTCCTGGAACTCTGTCAGCCAACGCTTGCGCCAAGGGTCCCGCCTCCTCTGAATGACAGGATCCCACATGGCGTCGCAGATCCGAGCGTCCAACCCCTGATCTACCCAATAATCTGCCGAATCCATAGGATCCACCACCTCGGGATCCTCAGGTACCTCGAGAATCACCATTAGGTATGGCATCAGCCATCGCCGTTCTCATTGCCCAGGCGCACGTTGCGGATGAAGAATGCTGTGTAGTTGAGGAGGTCGTGAGCGTCGTCCAGATTCTTCTCTCGCATGTCGTCGCCGAACATCTTGAACAGACGCCCGAGCTTCGATCTCATGTGGTGAATCGAGTCACGCCACCCGTAGGTCCTCCAGCCATCCTCGTACAGATTGTTCCTCTGCTCGTATATGTTCATCGCCTCCCAGAAGACCATGAGTTGGGTGACATTGGTCTTACTCTTCGTCAGCCCCATCAGTTCGAGCATCTCTTTGGCGATGGTGTCGTTTGGCATCATCATCTACAATGACTCCTTTTCCAGTTGAAGACTTCTTGGCGGGCCCACACCCCACACCTAGCCAGCGTAGCGCTAACAGGTCGGTTCTTACTAGGGTGTTGGTTGTGATCATTTGAACGCTGCATGACTGGTAGTCCGAGCTCTATAGCACGATCGTACTGCTCAGGAAGATCGTCAATCACTGCCACGATACGGGTTGGATCCACCTGGTCCACGATCTTCTGGAGCTTGTCCTCGTCGTACAGCATGTGATCGTACGGCAAACCGTGACGCTCTAGCCAGAACCTGGTGTCTGGGTCGATATTGTCCAACCTCTGCCACGGGCGGGTGGTCGTGATCCAGATCTCAGCACCAGCCCTTTTGCTTCGGTCCATGGCTTCGTATGCATCCATGTATATCGGCAGCCAACGCTTGTTGCCACCGAGGCGATATGCAAGCTTGGCCTGACGGTAATGCGTCTTGCTCAGACCCAGATAGTCCTCGAACTCACCCTCACCGTCCCAGGGGTCGGTGTGTGGGTTGATGTTTACATTCCAGTAGCGCCTGACGAACTCTGTGAAGGCCCAGTGGTATGCACCTAGGGTTCCGTCTATGTCCCAGACGACTATCGGAGTGACCGTTTCAGAACACCCGCTACAAAGCATTGTAGACCTTCCTGAATGCCTGATGAACGAGCACTGCCTTCTTCCACTCCCCATACCTACCGGCTCGGTGGAACCGTGGGTGGCAGTCACAGTTCGTCCTTAGCGGCTTCTGAACACACACCGTGTGTGGTTTGGGGTTCTCCGGCTCATGGGCGAACTCGTAGCTCGTCTGTTCGAACAGGCTTGACCACCTGTACCATGGATGGTCAGGGTTGCCGTTGTAGATGATCAGATTGCCGTTGCCAGAAGGCTCCACACCAGGCTCGATCCAGACTGGCTGAGAGTCGAAGGTATGCTCACCAGGCTTCAGGCAGATGGAGCGTAGGGGGATGGTGCTAACCACCATGGGATGATTGATGCTTGCAGCGCTCTCTGCGTCAATCTTGTACTCATCTATACATGACTCGTACATGTCCCACAATCTGCGATATGTGTCCCGCATTGACCAGATTCCGAGAGTGCCAGTGAACACTCCCCATGATGTCTCAGCGTCAGGGTTGCCATATACCTTCTTGGCATATCCGGTGTTGTTGCCAATAAATCGAATCTCCACCCTCCCGTCCGGAATGGAGTGATGAATCCCCGGTATCGACCGGTGAATGAACTGAGCACCTGGAACCTCAGACTTCACCTTCATGCTCAAGATGACAGGAACATGACCTCTCAACTTCACGGCGTGTGCTGCCAGGAGCCCGGCAGGACCACATCCTAGGATTGCCACCTTCATGTTCTCTCCCTAGTCTTTGACGTCACGAAGAATCTCGTGGAGTACTCTCTGGACCTTGATGTTGGCGTTCTCACGCTTTATCATGCGCATCTTGCTGAGCGCCTTGATGATGTCGTTGGCGGTATCCCTGTCAATGCTTAGCATGTCCTGGAGGTCATTGCTCCGGAACTGCCGGTTGTCACGGAGGAGACGGGAAAGGCCGACGTGCCTAACCATGAAGCCCTTGGCCTCGTCCTTATTCTCCCTGGCGATACGCTCGTCCTCCAGATGTTCTCTGCTGAGGTCCTGGTATCCGAACAACCTCATGCCATACAGCATGTCTAAGAACTTGACTGCAGCCCTGACGTGAGCCTTGGTCACGACCACAAGCTCACCGCTCTCATCTGTGCTGTAAGTTCTTGCGGCTATGGCTACTGCGATCCTGGCTAGCTTGATCCTGATGTTGGCTGCCTGTACCAGGGGTGGCGACTCGACGTAGCGCCCACCTAGGTCAAGCGCCAGCCGTAGGACCTCCTGCTCTGCGCCGGTACCCCAGGCTACATGCTCAGCGTGCCGACTCCACACCCAGGTGACTAGCTCCTGACAGGATTCCTTGTCGTAGATCTGCCGTTGTTCGCTAGGGTGTACACTGTTGATAGCCTCTGATGAAACCTCTTCAGCATAAACACTCATGGCTATGTCGAATCTGGCTATGTCCTCATTGTTCCCTATCAATGGGCGGATCGCCTGCACACCATATGTGTACTCTGACATACGGCCATTCCGAGGGTTACCGAGCCATATTAGCCGGGTGCGGGCGAATGTCCTCTCTGACCTGATCTTCGTCAACTGCGCCTCTCCCGAAGACCGGATGGAGCTCATCTGTGCGATCTGCTCTGTACCCATACCAGACACCTCGTCTAGAATCACCAGCCTTCTGTCGTTGATTGGAATGGCTCCCCAGTTGATCTCCCACTCCTTGCCTGACTGCTGAGTTAGCCCTCCTACGATGCCGGCGAATGAAGCGCTTTCGCATGAGACCATCTCTCCCATTCCATAGTGTTGGCGCAGACGCTCAGCAACTTCGCTCTTGCCAGTTCTAGTGTCTCCTATCACCAACCCCTCTACCCAACCCCTACCGATCACGTCACCCATAAAGGGGAACGACAACACCGAGTGGTAGACTAGATCCATCATGGCGTGCATCTCATGGCGACCGTAGATCTTGGTCACGTTGGCTGACAGGTCACGAGCGATGACGCCGAGCTTCCGAATGGGAGACATACCAACAGGCTTGAACTTATCCATCAGCGCCATACCCTCGGCAGTGACCTGATACCTGTCAATCGACGTCTCTGTCTTCACAACCTCCCATGCCATGAGCTCGTTGTGCTGGAGCTTTGGATTGGGGTGTATTGACCCTACGATTGAAACAGTGCTATTTGCCATAGAGTCGTGGCGCCCTACGCTGATGATCTTGCGAGAGGTGTAGTCCCCTGCCTCACCCTGACTCTGGCTCTGCTCTACACTGGGCCTTACGAATATCTCCTCCACCGACATACGCTTGGTGACGTGCGTCTTCATGACGCCACACTTCTGAGCGCCGAGTATCTCCCGGAGCACGTCATGTACCTTGGCCGTCGGTACAGAGAGCATATCCAGAATGCGAGGGTCATCTGGGTAGATTGTTCTCTTAGAGCTGCCGCCCACCTCCTGCATAACACAGAAGTTACACTTGGCTCCAGCGTCCATGCCACACTCGAAGTCGACGTCTGCCGGTACTAAGAAGGGTGGGTTGTGTTTGCCGGTGATGGTGACCCTCAGCCGTAGCCGGTGACCTGCGTTGCCGGCATCGAAAGAGTCCAGGACCTTGATGTCAGAGTCCCGGACCTCTATCTCTTCCTTCACAGATACAGGCTCCAACTCTCCCATGAGATCCTTCAAATCTGCAGCCGTGTATCCATCAAGGAAGAAATCTGTCAGATCCTTCCCATGCTTCTCAGTGACCTCGTAGGGCAGGTCTATGATCCGAACCTCTCGGGCCACACCCTTTAGCGCCAGCGCCACCTTCTTGTTCCCCTCACGCCCTGCCGTATCCATATCGTGGCAAAGAAAGACCCTCTTGCCGTCGAAGTGATGATTCCACTTCTCTCTCCATGTGGTGGCACTGCCGGTCCTAGTCACGGCACAGAACCCATGTTGGATTGTAACAAGAGCGTCGAGCTCTCCTTCGCAGATGATGATGTCGTCTTCGCCATCAAGCGCAGAGACCGGGTAGATGGAGGGTGACCCGAGTCCCTTGACTGACCAAATCTTCCTTCTATCACCAACCGGATCAAGCGTGTACCGCCTGACATTTGAGATTGCGCCTTGCTGCGTTCGGATGGGGATAGTGTACGCCCCTTTGCCAGCCCGACTCTCCATGTCCCACCCGATCTGGTGGTCAACAACAGTTCGAGTTTCAAGCCCTCTGCGAGAGAGCAGATTGTTGAGCTCGGTAGGCCGACTGAGCAGCGCAGAGTGCCATCCGACGACAGCTCCTTCTGTGATGATTGGTTTGCTACTATCGTCCTCACCCTCTTCCTCGAACTGACCTATGGCACCTCCGGCTGACTCCTCCCTCTGGAGCTTCAGCCTCCACAACAGATCGTTTAGCGGCCCACCCTCTTCGCAGGCCATACAGTGCCATTTCCTCTTATTGACATTCAGTGAAGCTGACCGACGAGTATCGTCATGTATGGGGCAGCGCATGCCCCACTCCCCGTCTTCTCCGGCAGTCTCACCCTCTAGGTAGGGCCGGAGAAGGGAGAGCTCTTCTTTCTTCAGCGTCACCGCCGGGTACTGCGGCCAGATGGTGCTGGCCTTGTGTCGTAGAACTCACGCTTTGTTAGCATGAATTGCTTCGAGTAGCTCTTGGGCTCCACCCTACCCACCCCTTGCTCGAACATCTCAATGGCCTTGACCAGAGAAGCTGTCTTCAGGAACACCCAATAGCAGGTGTTCATCTCCCATGTGACCAACTGAGGCGAGAAACCCTCCACCTTGAGGTAGGTGACCATCGCCATGTCATTTGTTCTATACTCATCTACAGCAGCAACTGACATTCTCGTCCTATCAACTAGGGGGCGGAGGGTGACCGACCTGGTAAGGGTAGGCCACCCTCCACTTTGTCGGTTGCTTAGAAAGGCTCCTCTTCTGCTGAGTCGTTCTCACGCAGGCGCTCGATGAGCTTGTCCTTGGTGCCGGTGATGGGCAGACCTCGATCCTTGCACTCCTTCTTCAGAGCGGGCGTCTCGAGCTCGTCGTACCCGTCGTCGTCCTCGGACTCAGCCTCTTCGGGCTCCTCCTCAGCCTCAGCAGTGACCTCGAAGTTCGCCTCCTCATACTCCACAACTGCGGTGATCATCTTGGAGCGACCCTTGATCTCCTTGGAGAGGCCATACTCGTTCATGATCGCCCTGATGTCCTTCAGCTCTGCAGACTGGAGCTCCTCGGCCCTAGCCTCTGCATCGAACTCGGCGACCTCTTCGGACTCCTCAGCCTCTTCGGCCTCGAGCTCTTCTGTCTCTTCAGCCTCGAGCTCTTCACCCTCGGGCTCCGCCTCCTCCTCACCATCATCAGTGGTGCCCTCAGCAGCAAGGTACTGACCGAGCTTGGCCTTGTACTCGTCGTTGTAGGTGTCGCCCTTGATCCGAATGCGGAGCTTCTTGTTGAGCAGCGTCTCTGTCTTGAACTTGCCCTTCCGCTTCGATGTCTTGGTGGCGATACCCAGCGCCTGCAGGAACTGGTCCAGCTTCCAAGCCGAAGACTCAGTCATCCCGATGTAGTCAAAGATCCTGGCCCCCTTGTACTCCTTGCCAGTGAGCTCAACCGTCACCTCGATTCGAGGACGAGCCTTGTCGTTGTCTGTGAAGCCAGGCAGCAAGGCGAAGATCTTGGCCGAGTATACACCAGGCTTCGGCTGTACGAACTCCCGTGTAGCCTTCTCAGGGTCAGACCCAGAGATGTCGTAGGAGATTTCCGTCATGGTCAGATGTTCCTCTCGTTGTTGGTTGCTCTTATCATTCTATGCACCAATCTTCTTGACTGGACGCACCACCGGCCGGGGCCTGGGCCCTACCTTAGCCGCTGGCGCTGCAGGACGGGCTGTACTGCGACTAGCGGTGATCTTCTGGACGATCACTGTAGCCTTGGGCTTCAGGATGACGTCAGGTAGACCACCATACCTGTTTCGACAGTAGAACTCCTCGCTCTTCTTTGTGCGAAGCCTGGCTACTCCTTCCTCGACATCCATGTAAGTGACTAGACCGAAGTAGCCAGAAATCTTCGTAGCCATACCCTTGCCAGTGACCATGGGCATATACATCACGTCACCAGTCCGCTCATCCTCAACTCGGAACGTGTGAGAGGTCAAGCCAAAGTTGATTGGCAATCCCTTCATGTCCCGGACCCACTGGCTGATCCGGTTCATGTTCTGGCCAAACTCCCCCTTGTCTGGAGCGTACACCTTGCGGTGGCCCTTCTTGGGGTCGGCAACCAGCTGTTTCATGATGTCATCCAGCCCGTTGTCCTGGAAGTGCGACAGTGGATCAAGCCAGACCCACTCGAACCCTTCCTTGGCAGCGTCATGCTTGACAAAGTCGTATGCCTCCTCCATGGCAGCCCAGTCATCCATTACCCAACGATGAGCAGTGGTGCCGGCGATAGCTGCCGAGACAATGGAGTCACCACCCTCACCGTCCAGGATCAGCGTCTTGGGTAGCTCACAGATGAACGGCGTCTTGCCCACACCAGGGTCACCATGTATCAGCCACCTTATGTAGCGCCCACTATCCACCACTGGCTGAATTGCTTGGGGCCTAGCCATTCCGACCATCTTTCCTTAGCATGGGCTCCGGCAGTGTACGAAGAAGATCTTCGCAAATATCTGCTACGGAGAATGCTACGTGGTTAGTGTAGAGATCCTTGCGACAACGATGAGACAGCTCCTGCAATATCTCCCTGACAGAGTATCCTGCAAGCGACCTCTCGCCCTCCTGGTAGACTTCTACGTTCCTGTTCTTATCCACAGGCGTCACCACTCCTTTGTAGCACCTGTGTGAATGGCACGTCCGGCACGACCTCGTTGGTGTGGATGAACTTGACTCCCTGGTCAATCAGCACCCAATACTTCAGACGCCTGGGCATGATCTTGACCAGGAGGCCCCAGAGGCTCTGCACCCCCAGCTTGTGGTAGATCCACATCTGGTACCAGTACCTTCTCTCACTCCAACCCATCAATCCTCCTCCTGTATCTGGAACCACACACTTGGTGATTCCTCGTTGTAATCCACATCACGCATCACTCCGATGATCTTGTAGACAACACCATCTGAAGTGATACACCTAACGGGCTCTTCGTCGAAGGCACCCTGGTCATTCAACATTTCTCGAAGTGACCTTCTTGTGACATCCACTAATCACTCTCGCTTCCTAGTTCGTCATTGTGGATCTCGTATGGGTCCCATAGCTCCATTTCGAAGTCTCGAATGGCCTCCCACTCACCGCCTGATTCATGCACTTCACACATTGACCTGAATTCGCAATAGCCGCAATGCTTGTCTGGGTTCTTGTAGACCGCCAGCTTCCCCTTGCGCACCATCTGCATCTCACGGAACTCGTTTAGCGTTCGGTTGAAGACCGAAAGCCGCTCGGCGTCACCACGGTACACGAACTCACGCTTGAACCTGGGCTGAGGCTGGCGCTTAGACACTGAGCCGTTCAGGTTCAGGCTCAACCCCTCATTGTTCGTAGGACGCTGGTCTCCCATGGACTTCCTGAGGCGATTGTAGAGGACAAAGTCAAGTTCCTCCCCCCGCAGCAGTATGCCCTTCCCCTGGAGGTAGTCAGGTCCAAAGGTCCAGTAGGCACCGTTCTGCTCATCGAGCTCCACGGGAGCGCCAAAGGGCTCAAGCGAGGCTCCCGTCTTGTGCTCAAGGAATCCAAGACGGCCATCTTTGATTCTGCGGATGACTGCATCGATTTGGCCCACGTAGGTGAACATGTACTTGCCGGTCCTAGGGGAGCTGACGTCGACTTGGAACGCTTGCTCTGGACTAATGACTTCGAAGCTCTGGTCTGATCCGTAGTGCTGTACATACGCTTCGAGTAGATCGACGCCAAGGTCTTCGGCATTCATCCTCTCACTTTCGTCTGCACCCTCTTTGGGAGTCTTCATGTAGACGTGCGGCTTCCCACTATCAAGATGCGCACGGTATAGATCCGACAGGACCTTAGCCGGATGCGGCCCTCTCTTGATCCCGGGAATGTAGTATTGCTCAAATGCTGCGTGCACCAAGCTGCCGAAGAACAGGGCGGGACGATCACGCTTCTGGCTGAGCTTGTCCACATACGCCCAATACCATTTCTGCCTACAGCTTTTGAACGCAGATCTCTCCGAGGTTCTAAGTGGTATGATTCTATCGGGCACACATATCTCCTGAGGTCAGGTACCAGCCCTGACACCTTACCCCATGCTACAGGCGCCCGCTGGACCAAGTTCTAAACAAGACAAGTATCCGTCTCACGGGCGCCCGAGGCCCAAACCCCTAACCCTCAAACGCATCTATGTACCTCATGAGTGAGACAGATGTTTGAGTTTTGGCAAGAGACCCTAGGGCCTCGGGGGTCCGTGAGATAGATAGTTGACTGTCTCACGGGCGTGAGATGAGCTGAACCACTGACACTGCGTATAAAGGCTCCAGATAGACCACCTGGGGCCTTACCCATAAACCCCATTTGGAAGTCGGGACGCCAGTGTCAGGTACCAATGCAAGCTTCTACAAAGGGTATTGTCTAAGCCCCGTGTCACTTGGCTCTCAATCCCGCTCTGCGAGCGTCGAGGATATTGAAGTTCACGTCTGTCCGTGCCTCTGTCACTTCCATGATCTTCTCTTCGATGGTGCCCTTGGTCCTGACGTACGTCACCGTGACCTGGTGAACACGGCTAGCCCGGTGAGCTCTGTCCTCGGCCTGCACCTGGTCGTCAGGGATCCACGTCTCGTCTAGAAAGATCACGTCATCTGCCAAGTCCAAGGTGATGGCGGTACCACCGGCCATCGTGTTCATGACCAAGATCCGCAGCGGGTCGTCAGGGTCCTGGAACCTACGGATCAGAACAGTACGGTCCTGCACCGGAGTCTCACCCGTCAACATCTCGCAGGGCAAGCCCTTGGCCTTGAGGTATCCGAATACCATCTTTACCATACGTGTGAACTGGCTGAAGATCAAGACCTGCGCCTTGCCATCCAGGTCATCAGGGTCAAGTCCGATCTCCGACAACTTGTCCATGAGCACGGGGAGCTTGCAGGAGTCCTCTGTCGGGTGTAGCGCCATCCGCTGCTTCATCCGTGAAATGCCATGCTCGTCCTCCTCCATCCCGATGTTGACCCATTCAACCCGGCAAGCTGCTCCGGCCATCTGGCGCAGGTAGGTGTACTCTGCCAGGATAGAAGTGGCTGAGAGCTCGTTCTCTTCAATCTTCACCTCAGCCTTATCGGCGAATGCATCGTACTGACGCTCCTGCTCACCTTCCATGTGGGCCCAGAGCGTAACATACTGCTTGGCCGGGAGCCATGGGGAGACCTCTGCCTTGGTTCGGCGAACGAGGTATCTGCTGAGCATCTCATAGAACTCATCCTCACGCTCTGGACGAATGCCCTCAATGCTGATGCCGTGCTCGTTCCCGTACTTGTCCACATTCGGAGTAGTGGTTAGCCACTTCTTGGCGAAATCCCACTTGCTCGTGAAGATGTCAGGATAGAGGAACTGCAGGACGCCGAAGAGCTTGATTGGTCTACCACCCATGGGTGTACCGGAGGTCGCCATCTTGCGATCAGCATTTATCTTCTTGAACGCCTTGTAGGAGAGGGAGCTGGTGTTATTCAGTCCCATCTTGTGAAACTCGTCGATGATGAAGTTGTTCCACTCAATGTCGAAGAGCTGAGGGAAGGGAGCAACAAGGTTGTCGAGCGTCGTCCGCTTGTCGCCCCTGTTCTTCCTCCGGTAGCCAATCATGGCAGGGTTGACCAACAGCCAGAAGGGCTCCCCGCCGTCGGCCATAGCCTGAGCGTCAGCCAGTTCACGGAGCTTCGACCCTCTGCTGCCGAGACAGGTTATGACCGGGTGATCCTGCCACTTGAGAAGGTGCTCCTCCCAGACGCTTTCAAGAGCCGTAACAGGAGCGCATACCAGCTGTGGCCCCTCATCTGTCCGTGATTCGAAGATGGCGCCAATTAGTTCAACAGTCTTTCCAGTGCCTGGCTCGTTGGCGTTGGCGCTACTCGGGATGGCCGCCTGGAAGGCGATGTCGGCCTTCTGGTAGGGGCGACTGCTGATGAACTCGTACAGGTCAGGCAGCACCCTCTGCAGATGCTTCAGGTCAGCGTCCTGCGCAGAGCTCAGTGACTTGAGGCGATTGTTTCTGCTGTTCGTCTTGTTGCCCCAGGCTCTCACGGCAGTAGTGATGCGAATCTGGTCACCGAACTTCTGCTTCATGAGCTTGGCCGTGTCGATGTCAGCCTTCAGAGTCCAGTATGGACCACCCTTGTCCCTGCCGATGAACCGGGCGCTCGGCAGCTCCTTGAATCTCTGGACTAGCCTGGCGTCGTAGTCAAATCTACAGACGAGCTTGTCCCCTTCTAGGTCTACCGCTATCACGCCAGTCATTCGAAGTCACCTTCTTCTAGTGGTCGTAGGTCCATGAGAATGTCAGGGGTCAAGATCTGCTCTGGCTGGTATGGCTTGCCAAGTTTCTCCAGCAGGAATCTTGTAGAGACCGTGATCTGATCTGCACTGTTATAGGACGAGATCCGATACCTGAAGTTTCCATGGATGTCACGCTCACTCCCCAAGACTTTCTTCAGGTGTTCGTTCAACCTGTCGTTCTCGCTCTGCTCCCAGGTCTGGATCTCCCGGCGGAGCTCGATGTCAGCATCATGTCTAGCAGTGGCCTGAGCGTCCTTGATGTGACGGCCACAAGCGAAGTAGGGATTGACGTCTCTGATCTCAACGCCGCAGTGCCCTCCCAGAATGCCGCCATAGCTCGCAGTTCTCTCCCAGCAGTAGGAGGATGGGGCGCCCTGGACGCTGTTCCTCTTCTGGTTGTAGTCGGCGTCCTCTGGAGGCTCGGTGCAGTGGATTCTCTTCACGCCCTCGGAGTGAACCCAGTGATTGTTGAATCCATTCCAGTTCTCGAAGGTGACCTTCTCCTTGCAGTGCCTGCAGATGTCCGTTGTGCCCCTCTGAACTTTAGCCACTAGAACTCCTCTTCGTCTGCCGGATCAGTGTAGACAGGTGGCTTTATGCTCGGGGGCCACCAACAGTTCGAACTCGGCACTACCTCTGTGAATAGTCTAGCGTAGTGATCCGGATCTTGAAAGGCTAGTGCTGCCCGATGGCTAAGGTGGAGCTTTTCATCCTCTAGCCACCAAGGGAACACAATGGAGCGACGGAACTTCACGTGCAGCTTCCGGTGGCGCTCGAAAGAGTTGTACATCTCCCATCCCCCTCCAGACCTCTCATACCATTCTACGCATATGAAAAGACCGTATGTGCACAAAGATCCTTCGTGACCACGCCACATTTCACTCCAGGGCAGATCATGTTCCTGATCATTCTCAGACTCTAGGGACAGTAGCAGATCTCTCGCATTGAGACGAGCCTTCCTAAGATCACGATGGCTAAGAGCCCGTGCACATTCCTTGAATGTGGAGTGTGTGATGTATGTCTTCATGGTCTCTTGCGGAAGACTGGCCTGATCGGCCTCTCTTTATACCGCCAGTGGTGGTAGTCAACCCTGAAGTCATCCGGGGTCTTGTAGTCCTCGGGAAGCGGCCTCTGCATTCGCCAGCGGTACCACGCCATGAAGGCTTTCGGGTCCACTCTCATCGCCTCGTAGACCAAGTAGACAAGTCCACAGAAGAGTACAAAACCCAACAGAGTTCCCACAATTGGTTCTTCGATCACAACACCTCTCCTCTCTGGAGGATTCTATCGGAGCCACTGACACTGTGTATAAAGGCTCTGTTTGACCACCGGGGCCGGTAGCCCCACCTAGCCATTTCGAGCCCCGCTACACAGTGTCAGCGGGTACTGCAGAGTTCACCAGGGGTACCAGTATGGCGCCCCCGGCTACTCTTCGTCGTCAGGCTTCGACCTCCGCCTCGACCTTCGGCTTGGTGGCCTTCTTGATGTCGGCGATAGGAATCGTCATGGACTTTCCTTCGAGCGTCCGGAGCGTGACCTGTCCGGTGGTGGGGTTCTTCTTCTGGATGGCCTTGATCTGAACCTTGTCGCCAGAAGCCAGAGTGACGGTCTGGAGGTCGAGGCGAGCCTTCAGGTCCTTCAGGGTCAGGGCAGCCAGGGGAGAGGGGCGACCAGCGGCCTTCGTGGCTCCGCCAGCTGCCTTCGCAGCCTTGGGCGCCTTGGCGGGACGCTCGCCCTCCGTGGGGAATCTCCCACCCTTGCCGATCCGGTTGCCGATCGTGTCGGCGCCAGTGGCTGTGGAGTAGGCAGAACGGATCTTCCCCTCTCCGGTGTTGCAGCGAGCGGCGATGACACCCCAGGAGAGCTTCTCGTTGTCCCGGAGATCCACGACGAACTGCCCCAGCTCATCGCTGTCGCTGTACTTCACACGCTCTGAAGGCTTGACCCTCGCACACATCTCGGCGAACATCAGGGCGCCCAGGCCACCCTCGACCTGCTCGTTGACCTCGGCCCACTTGACCCCCTCGTCACGGAGAGCCATGACCTCCTTGCCGAGCTCCAGACGAGCCTTCTGCTTGTCCACAGACTCTTCGGCGGTAGCCTTGACGGCCACCTTTGCGGTCTTCGTTGCTGCTGCCATCTCGTATCATTCTCCTTGTTCTCCGGGAGCATCCCGGTACTAGATACCCTATCACAACTCGGCGAGTCGTGACGTGTTGCTATGCCTCATCTGCGCAGACGAACACGGGCTCATCGCCCTCGTCATGGTTGAACTCGGGAAGCCCAATCGGCTCACTTCTTGAGTCGACCAGCTCGAGGTCACCGTGCTCATCCATGAGATCCTTGAGATCCGTGATGTACTCACTTGCCTTCATTATTCACCCCCTCTCGAAACTTCCGAAGCCGGGAGGAATGACCCTCATGTGGCCATACTCGTACATCCATACATTCGGGTACTTCTGAGTGTCGTGAAACTCTGCGGACAACACCTGCCACACCTCAAGCCATGAGTAGACCTTCCTGCCCAATGGGGTCATAAGGAATCCCCCGTCAGGATCTCTCTGGATGACGATGTCACCCTGCTGGGGTTCATTGGGAGCCCTGTCCTCTATCTTCACCTCGAGGGCCTCGGCGCAGACCAGAGAGTTCCTCTCCACCCAAAGGTCGCACTTCCTCTTGAACCATCTGGTCCAGTCACGAGGCTTCCGCTCCCTCAGCCCGTGTGGTGTGAGCTTGGCTCGATAGGTGGGCGGCTCTCCGAATCCACCGAAGCTCACCTCCATCGGGTCACTCCAGCGCCCTGTCCAGGCGAACCCGACCTCTCCCTCTTCGATGAAGTACCAGAAGTGAGCCACCCCGTCAGAGCAGGTCGTTTCACCTGTCACCAAGCACCTCTTTCCTGATCTGATCCTTCAGATCATTGACATCACGCATGGCGGCCATGACCTTTGCGACTCCATCTGGGGTCACATCTGTGAAATTGCCCTCCTCGTCCACTTTACCAAGGAGCAGCGCTGCACCTCTCAGGTTGTCTCTCTTGACGGCAGTGATGCCTGATCGGAGACAGGTGGCGATGGGATTCAGGGGCAGATCACTCAACAACCCCTCCTCGTTAACGATCAGATTACCTACCGCTGTCTGGAGAACTTCTATGTACCCTCCAACAACGGTCTGCATCTCGAGCAACTTGCCGTTCATCATGACCAGAACGACATCAGTGTTGGTGTCAGCAGGGATCATTAGTCCGAATATCATTCTAACTCCTCTCCTAACGGGTTTGCGGGACTACCACTACGCTATCAGCAAGAACTACTTCCTACCTACTGGCCCCCTAACTGCCCTCTTCTTAGGTGCTTCGTCAAAGTCATACCTCCACAAGACCCTTGGGACCTTACCTGCCGGAAGCAGGCGGCTGATCTTGAAGGCTCTGAAGCAATGGCGAACTTGAGTGCCACCATAGAGCTCGGCGTAGCTCTCGACCTCATGGCCGTGAAAGTATTCTCCTGGAGCTCGGAATGTCAACCTCTTGATTGCGAAGTAGCCAGCCTCACCTTGGATCTTGACGATGTTGCCAACCTCGAAGATGACACTATTTACCTCTACCGTCTGCTCGTCATGAAAGATCACCATGTTCATGAAAGAGGCTATCGGAGAATCCTCGAACACACCTACATGACCTGGCTTGAAGATTGGCTCATCCTCTAGGAAGAAATCCTCTTCGCCGTCGTCAAAGAACTCCTCCTCTTCGTCGTCCACTAGAACTCCTCCTCGTCAACCTCTGGAAATGTTGCAATGGGTCGGTCGATACCCTTGACCTCTGTGGCCATAGCCCAGAAGCTCCCCCGCATAGCCTCCCACATGGCCTCGAAGAGCTTGTTGAACTGGGTTATCTTTTCGCCCTTGGCCGGACCTGGCATCTTCGGCAAGAACTCTGCGTGCACCTTCTCGTAGACGACGTCACGGGGACCTATCACTCCACCACCTCCCCCACCACGTCGAACTTGAGCTTCGACTCTGCCGGGTCGGCTCCGGCGTCCAGAGACGCCTGGGCCAGTTCGGGAACATATTCGTCCACGATGAGGCGATCCTCGACGACGTAGGCGCATTCCTGGCGTCCGTCTGTCGCTGTGAGCAATACCCTTTCACCCGTCTCAGGCAGAGGCTCGAGATCAGAGACACTGAAGTCCTTGCCCATGAAGGTTTCGATGGCCAGACGGTTGGCCTCCACCTTAGTTCTCAGAATCTCTTGCTTGGTCACTTCTTGCCCGCAAACTTCCAGAGCCAGACCATGGCGATAACCACGCACACGATTGAGATCATGGTGATGCCGATGGCTACGTCTGTCATCCTGAAATCCCTTTCGTCGAAGAGCCTGTCACCCTAGCGCCTCCGAGGTCCACCGTACTTCCGGCAGCCCTGCCATTCCTGATGGCGTTAGGGTCCATGCTCGGCTCCCGGTAGGTCCTGTAACGAACTGGCTTGCGACGCTCCTTGCAGTTCCGACGCTGGCACTTCGGAGCTTGGCAAATGTGGCAGCCGTCGCAATCACAGTCTGGTGCATGAGGCTTGCGGTCTGGGAACAACTCGTAGTAGAACTTGGTGAGTTCGTCGTTGACCGGGACCAGGGCAGCCCCGCTGTCCCTCTCACGATCCCTCTTGATCATGTTCATCTTGGTGGCCACACCATCTCGATAGCCCTGAGTGAAGCTCCTGAAGTAGATCTTGGGATTACCCGTGTTCATCCGGCGACGCCCAGAGGCTTCGCAGAACTTCTTGTAGTCGTTTGTGAACTTGACGCCCAAGGCGTGACTCCAGTCCCGGTCAGGGAAGAAGCCACCAGCCTTGAGCCTGGCGTATATCTCAGTCCACTTCAGCCCCGACTCCTTCAGTGAGACAAGGTTGGTGATGTAGTCCTGCGTCGGGTCAACCCGAGGGCTCAGGGCAGAAAGCATCTGCATCTGTAGGCTCAGGTAGAGCTCCTGGAGATAAGCCAGGTCATCGGTGTAACCAATCACTTGTGCGTTCCAGCTCAGATTGACCTGGCGGCATCTGCAGAACCTGACAGCTTCACCGAAGAGGCCGTACATGATGTTCCGAAGGTCTGACCAGGTGTCTGGGTTCACACCCTCCGGCTTGTCTCCTAGTGAGATCTTGAAGTTGCGCACTTCAGGCTTGTTCTTGCGCTCGTTGGCCGGCTTGTGCATCTCAACCATGAATGACTCGATAGCGTGAGCTGTCATGAGCTTGTCGGCCAAAGCCAACGCCGTGTCACGCTCAGCACTGAAGTTCGTGCTGGCGGCCTTCCCGAGAAGTTTCTGAATCTTCTCTATGATCTTATCGGTCTCTTCCACTGCTCTCCTCTGGGCTAGACGGCCTAAGCCGTTCGGGGATCTTCCCCGCTAACTTCTCTCGTGCACTGAGAATTGTGTCCTCATCCACCTCCTTCTCGTCTACCATGTCTATGAGGGCGACAACCTCCTCCCTCCTCAGAGTCACTACGTCTTCACCCTGCTTGGGGTGTACTATGAATGATCCCTTCTTCATCCGGTGTCCTTACCTGACACTACCCTATCAGGGAGATCTCCTTCCAGGTTAGCCGCCACCCCTCCTGCGATCTCACGTTTGAGCTTCTCGATCTCTTCCTCGATGTACGGCAGAGCCTTCGCTGCTGTTCGAAACTTGGTTCCGTGCATTTCGTTGACTAGGCCGATGATGCTCCCCCTGCTGTGGCGGAGGCCGGTCTTGGCTTGAATGCTCAGACACGCCCTCACCTGTAGTAGAGAAAACATCTTCCTGTTGTTGGGATCCCGCATGTCGATGGAAGTCATCCTGGGCCCCATCTCGGGTCAGGTGGAGCCGTGGCCGATTCGATGCAGTCCTTCAGCTCCTCTGCTGTGTGTTCGTCCTGCCCGCAGACGCAGCAGACTGAAGGCTCGTAGTCCACTCCTGGAATTGGCTCGAGAGGCTCTGTAGGGCCGGTAGGCCATATCATCACGATCACGTCACCGCCCCAACCTGGATCACAGGGTTGGTCTGGAGGATCATCTGGACGAGCTGCTCCTTCGAGAAGTTGTTTGTGACAATGTACCCGCTACCGACGAGAAGATCACGAAGTTCGTCACGGCCGTAGAACCTAAGCGCTGCTTCCTTGTGCTTCTGCGATGCGAGTGTCTTGATGATCTTGACGCTCTGGTTGGTGGTCACTTGATCATCTCATAGAACTTCTCACGGCATCTCTGGCAGGTTGTAGGCTGACCGTCCCTTACAAACGGAAGAGACCCGCCACTCCACCCACAGAGTGCAACTGGCATTCTCCTCTCGACATTTCTTCCACGCCTGATGTGGACTAGAGCCTTGGTGGCTTCCATCATCGGACCTTGAGGCCGGTAGCCTGCCGAGAGACGGTGGCGTACCAGCGCCGATCTTTGTAGGGATCTGGGCCAACGACGTCAGCCTTGTAACCGATCGGAAGCTCATTGGCTCGGCCGGACCAGCCTCCGAAGGCGCTGAGATTGGTAAGATGTACCTTCTCGGGGTACTCGATGATCGCCTCGACCAGTGCCTTCTTAGTGGGCCTGTACTTCTTGTCGCCCACCTTGTCTCTGGGTGTCGGGAATGTGGCTCTGTACGTCATGCTGTTTCTCCTTTGGGCTAGGGCTAGTTGCTTCTAACAATGTCCTGCAGCGGTGTTCCTGGTTTGCACCGTATGTAGTTCAGCACCTCCTCTATGTAAGAGCGTCGGATCAGGCAGCTCTGGTGGCCGCAGATCTCTATGGGCGGGTCATCTGTAATCACTGCCAGGGATGGTACGAACCCAGCATGTGACAAAAGGATTGAGGTGTCCATAGCCTCCAGTGTGCAAGCCACGGCCTCCTCAGGGTCATCTACATTCCAGACATTGAGCACAACGCTGAAGGGGGCGTGGACAAGAAGGCATAGTGACTTCACTTGGGGCCTCCGTAGACTTCCATGAATTGTTCCGCCATCTCTTCCCTTGTCACTCCGAACTCCTCGGCTAGGTCGTCGAGCTTCGTCATGCAGGCAAGGCAGAACTTCATACATAGGACTGAGTTCATGTTGTGAAACCTACGGCCACATCCTCTACATGGAATGCCTCTGCTGATCTTCTCGATCTGCTTTTGGTACTCTGCTAGAGGCCGGGGGTGAGGGTCGATCCAACCTTTATTCATGCTCGTCATCCCTTCTGGGGCAGTGGAGGTAGTTGTGCCCCTCGTTCTCGCAGTAGTCGCAGTAAGGCTCGAAGAACTCATCCATCTCATCACGAGCCTCAGCACTACCACTACCGTGGCGATCCTCGTACTCCATCTCGAGGTGCGAGTCCTCATACATCAGCAGCCTGCCCTTCGCTCAGCGGCTTCCGCTGCCTCGAGGTCGTACCGGGCCTGCTCCTGTGCGATCCACTCCTTCCAGACCTCCGGTTCTGTCCGGTCCTCATCTGGAATGTCCACGACCCTGAGGCCGTCGCACTCCTCGCAACGCCTGTCGAAGGTCTTGTTCGCCAGAGCTTCCATGAACTCATCCCGACCGTAGTCGTCAACCTCCGATTCTGTGAAGCTCAGACAACCCCAGTTGACTCCTTCACCGTCACAACGAGGGCATACCTCCTTGTGGGAAGGTAGATCCACATAGGAGTCGGTCTCTTCGATGTACACTTGCGGCTTCTTCATTGTGTTCTCCTTGGGCTATGGGCTATAGGGTAAACGCTATCAGCGTGAAGCAGTTCTTACTAGCAGGCGTTCCAGTGGTAACAGCCTTTGCCGTAGTTCCAGGTGTCAGCGGCCTTCTGGTTCTGGATCGACGGGGGTGCGTACTTGGCTTCGTTGTATCCGTAGTAGTGGTTCCAGGTGCCGTGAACAAACTGCCACAGTCCTGAGGCAGAGCTGCGGGGGTTCTGAGCAGTGGGGTGGCCTCCACTCTCCCTGGCAAGGACGTAACAGGGAGGCAGGGTACCTCCGCAGGGATAGCCGTTCACGGTTCCAGTTGAAGTGACAGGGTGCGCATCTGCTCCGCTGGCTCCTCCGATCAAGATCCCCACGCTACAACCAATGATTGCAATCTTTCGCTTCATCATTCCTCCTGTTGCTGGGTTTGGTAACTAAGGCTAGTGTATCCGCTTGATCTGGTTCTTACTAGGTGGCGGGCCGGCAGATGTTCATGATACGAGCTCGAAGGATGTCATCGAACTGATCTGCTACGGTCTTTCCGCCCCAGACCAGTTCGTCTGCAATCTCTGCACCACCAGGTTTATTCAGTAGGTTAGCATTGGCGAGCTTCACTGCCGTGCGGTGGATGGCCCAGCCCATTAGGTCAGGCTCATTCTGCCAATCTTCTTTCATCACCTCACCTCCTCCATTGTGTCGCCTAGATCTGGGTGTAGTTGGATGGTGATGCCACCTGTCAAGAAGACGTCCCAGCACTCCTCAATTCCCAGCCAGTGCAGAACGAAAACTCCTTCGCCCTCCCTAACATCGCCGAGGCACTGCTGCTTCCACCGTACCTGGGTCAGGTAAGGGAAGGGCGGAACGTGACGGAACAACTCAGCGGGTAGGGGCATCAGGTCCTCACGATCTGGGTCATGAGGCAGAGGTTGCGCTCCACGATGCCCATGATGATGCAGAAGTGCTTCGTCAAGCGCCACCCGCCCTCTGGGGTGTGGTCGGTGTAGTAGTCCTGATTGAACAGCCAATCCCACGTGTCCTCGCACCAGAAGCTCTTGTGGTCCAGAGCGTGAGCCTGTAGGTTCGAGTTGTAGTAGGGCGTGACCACATTCAGTACGCCACCCGGCTTCAGGACCCTCTGAATGTCCAAGAGCAGGCGGATGGCGTGCTCACCTGTCAGGTGCTCGAAGAAGTGGTAGGCGTGGATCTCTGCGATGAGGCCGTCAGGGTAGGGGATCAAGTGCTCCAGCTCCCAATTGCCAGGAGTCGTGTGGATCTTCCTCAGCTCTCTGGCGGCATCCCACTCCGGCCAACGGAGCTTCTCGTCCGTCGGGACCCGATCGCTCTGACCGGGACCGAGCTCTAGGGTGAGCCCTGCCGGGGGTTGGGCGAGAGGGGGCAGGTGACGATCCATGCCCATGTAAAAGAACTGCTGAATTGTCCTCACTTGCGCTTCTGCATCATGACCACGTCTACCTCTGGGTCTCTGATCGACTCTAGGTAGAACTCGTATTCTGCCACCTGAATAGCCTCCTCCTCAGTTTCTCCAGGGACCACCGTGCTCCAGGATAAGGTCACCTGGTAGTCAGGCATCTTTCTTCTCCTTCTCTGCGAGAAACTTGCGGTCTATTTCGTCTTGAGGGGTGGGAGTGAGCCCGTACTTCTTCACGAGCTCCAGACGCTGCCTTGCCATCTGAACCCTGTAATCAAGAGCCTCTTTCTCGTTCACTTGCGCTTCTCCTCCTTGGTGTTGCTGGTGGCGGGGTTCCCCGACATGGTCATGTACTTCTTGCGAAGGGGTTCCCTGATGGGCTCTGGTCCGTTGTGGATCCTGAAGGTCGTGCCTCGGTCGCTGACGTACAGCACTCCGAACTCGTCCTCTCTACGCTCTGCTACCTTGAAGTTGGCGGGTAGAACTTCCTCTGACATCAAACGTCTCCCTTCAGTTCGAACTCGAGGTCTGGGTGGTTGGCCTTGATCTCGGCCAGGTAGTGCTCGGCGTGAGCCTTGTTGTTCCAGCCGGTTCCAATGTCACGAAACTCGAACTCGGCTCCTGTGCCGTTGCAGATCCAGACCGACACGTACCAGTACTCGATCTCTGGCTCTGGCTTGGGCTCGACCTCTGCCTTGGCTCTGGCGATCATCTCCGCCACAGACTCGTGAATCTGCTTCCTGTTGCTTAGACCTGGCATCTGTTTGGCTCCTATCTGTTTGCGGGCTATGGGTAAAGGCTACTCAGGGGAAGCTGTTCTCGTTTGCCTACATCTCTCCCAGGGTGAACTCGTTGACGCCGTATCCAATGCGTCGGGTGTAGATCGGGCTGACGAAGACGTTGGTCATGCTGTCGGTGTAAAGAATGGTGAGGGTCATGTTCATCTCAACCCAACCGACCTCCGTGTCGCCCGGCGTAGGAATGAATTCGTCCTCGGTGACGTAGTCGCAGAGCTCGGCTCTGGGTAGGCCGGAGGCTATGTTCCTGGGGCAGGTCCGGTGAGGGCAGTCAATCAGCTCACGCTCGAAGCGCTCGAAGTGGATCAGCGTACCGCCTGGGCCTTGTTCGTACGGTAGTGAGAAGGCTGATTCTCTGGCGTAGGTGAGGGCCTCATCTGCCGGGATATCAGGGTAGAAGGGCTGCTGAACGGCCCACCAGAGCGCTTCGAGCTCCAGCGCCGTCTTGGGGGTGCCGAAGATGCGGATCTCGTGCCCCTCTTCCGTAGGGTGTGGGTGCTCGGCTAGGATCTTGGTCATAGCTACTTCTCCTTGGTTGTGGGGTGAATAACTTCGATGAACGGCGTTCATCAGTCGGGGTAGCTCTCGTCTTCGAAGCACATGCAGTCCCGACCGTCGAAGTCGGCTCCACAGTGGCAGCCTCTGTTCTTGAGAGGGGTGTACTCTGCCGGGGCTCCCATATGCCGATCGGGGTCATCGCAGGCTAACGGGCGGCAGAGCGGGCACTCTTCGGTGTCCTCGGTGTCTGGCATCACGTTGGCGAGATCTGCCTGATCCCCCATGTAGTTGGATGTCATTCGCTACGCTCCTTCTGGCTACCTACGCTCGGGCTGAGCCTAGGCGACCGACCCCTGCCTCTCATGCTAGGCGGGGGCCGATCGTCACGGTTCAGATTAGGCGGCGGGGCACGGGGTGGGCTCGCAGACGCAGGAAGCACCTTCCCCGCACTGCCGAGGCTTAGGGCCGTAGCGTTCGGCGAAGCGCTGAGCGTTCGTCTTACCGCCATAGCGCACCGTGGGGTGAGCTGTGAGGCACCTTCGGTCGATGTATTCGTTGTGAACTGGGCAGATCCGGCTGGGCTTGCAATCCCGACAAGCCTCCACAAGCCGGTCATTTGAACTGAGCTCTCTCATGTGGTTCTCCTTGGGGCTAAGTTCCTAGGTCGGCTGAGCCTAGGCGGAAACCCCTTCACCGTGAAGGGGCAACCGTCTGCGCTCAGCGTTAGCGGTTGACCAGGGGGCCGAACCAGGTTACGCAGAGGACACATTCACAGGAGTCTTCACGGTTGTGAATACCGTAAAGGGCTTCGTGGTGGAACGCCAAGGCTTGGGCCTTAGTTCTGAGAGCTTCGATGTTGGCTGCCCATGAGCCCTGCGGTGCGATACCTAGGGTACTGAGAAGGTTGTACACCTTGGCTCTGACAGATTGTGGGTTGAGCCAGCCCACGACTTCTGCCGCTGATGGGGTGGGGGTGTTGTCGGCCAGAAGCACTAGGAAGTCGTGTTCTGCCTCGCTCATGTTGTAGCGTGACTTGATCCAGGTGACCTTGATTGAAGCGGGCACGTTATCTCTTCTCCTTTGGTGGGGCTACTAGGGCTAGGCTACTACAGGGAACTGGTTCGGGGGTACGGGAGAACTGTGGCTTTCCAGAAACGTGAAGACAGAGAACGTTGGTTTCCAGAAACGTGAAGAAATAGTTCCAGGGGCCGCACCCCTTCTCCCTCCATAGATATCGGGCACCCCCCCTCTGTGTTCTGTTGCGACAGCAGAAGCTCTTCAAGCACTGAAGCTCTTCTTGTGGGCGACCATTGAAGCTCTTCTTGTTGTTGTGCTTCTCTTGTGAGTGACCATTGAAGCTCTTCACTGTTCTCACGACCTACCCCTAGGGGGTACCCCTATAGTGAGGGGCCTCACTCACCTAGGGCTCAGTCCACTCGAAGGTACCGTCAGGCATCATGAAGAGTACCTGAACACACCCCGTACTGAGGCCACTCCTCCAGTACGCTACGGGACGACCCCCTTCTACGTTCGGCCACGTAGGGGGAATGTAGTGCTCCCTGAGCTCCTTCTCTACCTGAGGGGTGAAGCCGATCGTGATCAAGCTCTCCTCAAACGAGCTCGGAACGTCATCCTCATCAGGTACCCCCTCAGTCATGAGGCCCACGTACCTGAAGACCTCCCGATAGACGGAGCTCGGGATCTGAGCCCCCTCTGTAGCGATCATGGTCAAGAATGGCCTTTCTTCACTAGGCATGATGCCCTTCTCCTATAGCCCTACCTGAGCCTAGGAGGAAGGCCCTCAGTACCCTACGGGGGTAGGGCTGAGGGCCAACCTTCTAGGTTCTGCTAGGCGTTGAGCTCGAGGGTAGCCTCGGGCTTCTCAGCCGTGAGCTCCGGCCGGTCGGAGGTGACCAGGTGGGCCCTGATCCGCTCGGCCAGGGCTGCGTTCCCGCCACCCAACTTGAGCCCCAGCTCCTTGGCCAGGGCCTGGAGCTCGCTCCGGTTGGAGGGGAGGTTCTCCATGGCATCCAGCCGGGCAGCGTAACCCCGGATCTCCGAGCGCTTCATGGGCGCCGGGAGGTTGATGCCGGTAACCGCCCGGTCCCCGTTGTAGAGGGCGGGCTCGTTCAGCAGCCAGCGGCCGCCCTTACCGATCCGCAGGCCTTCGGACTTGGTGCCCGACTCCTTGAACCAGCGCCTGACCAGGCTCTCCGGCCTGTTGAACCGGACCCCGATCAGGCCCCAGGACTGACCGGCCGACCGGGCGTCGACGACCGCCTGGATGGCCACCCGCATCTCCTTGGTGCGGGTACCGTCGGGGGTATTGGGGTTGGCGATGGCGGCCGAGGCGACCGGGGCCAGGTCCAGATCGGTGTACACCTCTTCGATCTGGTGCCGGGTGAGGCAGCAGTACACCTGACTGGCGTTCATGCCGGACTCCAAGATCAACTTGCCGTAGCCAGGGATCTGACCGACGGGCTGGGACAGAAGGCCGAGCGCAGTGGCCCGCTCGACGAGGGTGGTGCGGTCGGAGGCAGTGACGTTCTTCATGATGGGCTACTTTCTGGCCGCAGAGCGACCTGGCTAAAGCGGGGCTAGGTACCCCTACCCGGTAGCGCTACCGGGCTTGAATTCAGTATACCCGCCGGGCGCCCGTACCAACCCAGAAATGGTAGGCCATTTGGCCCTTTGAGCAGATTTAGGTCAGCCTAACTCAGTATGTAAAGTTCAGGGACGTTCTCTTGTAAGGTCGACCTAACGTGGCGGAATTGCCACATTTTCAAACTTCACACGGAAACTTCACACGGAAACACAAAGCCAGAAGTCTCGCCCGATCACTGTCCGTCCCATCTGGTGTTGCTCTGCTTCCTCCAATACACCTTCAGATGCTTCACAGCGTCCCTTTCGTGCTCGTTCCGACCGGAAACCCGCCCCTTGATCAGCTTCATCTCCACAGGCTGCTGCCACACCACAGGAAGCGACATCTGCCGCAACTCCAAGGCTAGAGCAAACCCAATCCGAGCAGACGACAACCCCTCTCTCTGCGTCCCCTTCACAGGCAACCGCAGAATGAAGTCCTCTATTACCACCACAGAAGCCTTACAGTCCACTACACGACGCAAGATCTCCTCTACCTGCCGAAACTCGTCGAGGGGCCATCCCACATGAAAGTTCGGCACAGTCAGGGTTCCGAACACCACACCATCACTCCCCCAAGCAAACCCACTCCTCGGCCCACAATCTACTGCAGCTACCGTGGAAGAGGAAGAGATCATCGGTATCCCGTCCGCATCACATACAGGATAGCACCCACTGACTCAAACAAGAAGCGATTATGGGCCAACTTCCAATCATCCTCTTGAAGAGACAGGAAGTCTTTACGAATAACGGTGATATTCTCATCTATGTCTAGAGACTCTAACACATCCTCACCCCAGAGAAGATCAGCGTTGTCCCATAAGAGAACATCCACACCTTGCTCTTCGATCAAGAAACCTAGTCTGTCCCAGAACTTCGGATCACGTGCAACATGCTCCTGGAATAGCCTTCCCTCACACGTCCACGCTACAGCAGCTCCCTCTGTACTGCTCACCCTGATCGCCATCACCATGTACTTGCTATGGTCAGTCATCATGGAGACCACGACCAAACGAAATGTCAATATCCAGCCAAGAGTCCGCACGCATCACATCCAGAAGAGCAGACAGAGCAGTCTCACATCTGAACTTAGCCATACGAACTTCAGCAACAACCGAAGACAACGGCATGTCATCAACGACACGAACCACCCTACGCTGAGCATGCTCACGAGTCCAGTAAGGAGACTCCTTGATTGTCTCCAGCAGATCCTCATCACCACACCAGATCAGATAATCCACCTTGTTGTGGAAGAGATGATCCTCGATGCGACGCTCGAATGTCTTAGTGACTCCCACACCCGTAACGGAACCTACCTTTCCAACTGCAGGTCTCATGATGCACCTCTGACAGTCTTCTACCCGAACATGTCCAAGCCACCCTTCCCACCCCTTCCAAGGCGGATCCACCTTTCGTTCGATCTTCGCCCATGCTGTTGCCGCATATGGCTTCATCACATGTACCGCCATGATTGACTTGCGATAGGGCAGCTTCATTCGAGTTCTACCTACCGAAGCCAGCTTGTCCCTGTATATCTCCAATCTTTCATCTCGATCCTCTTTACGTTCAAGCTTCATCTGTCCTCTGTCGATAGTTGCCATACCTAACCTTACCCCAAGCGACACCCACCTCGCTAGTCCAACTATCCATCACCCTTCGATATACCAATAATCACTCTCACGACGCTCGAGCACCCTCACTCTCCCTCTATAGACTTATCTATCTATCCATAGTGATCTCCTCTACTAGTAGAGAAATGAAGGAATTCTCCTAACTTGGACATTTAGTCCTAGAGAGGTCGACCAGAGGGCCTCGAGCGTCGTGAGATGAGCATTACACATGTCGAGACGACTCCATACGCCCCACGGCACACCTACCCCATTATCGGACCTAGAGCGAGCGCTCAGCCAGCACTCCACAGAGCCGCTACCCTTACCACCATGGGTCGGCACATGATTCTCAGACCAGAGAGACCGATCAACCCCGACAGCGGCGTACTTACAGAACGAAAGCGCAACGCCGGAAAGCTCCGGGGGATTGGATACAAGCGAGGATACCAAGATGAGGTCCCCACAACGCCAGAGAACACGCAGACCAAGGGCCCACTCTGCGGAGTCAAGAGAAGCGGCAAGAGCTCGAGCGGCCCAGGAACATGCTGCAACCCAGCAGGAATGGGAACTGACCACCTAGGGTTCGGACCTTGCTGGCGCCACTGGGGAAACACCCCTCCCCTCAACATGAAGTACACCAAGGAGATGATTATGGCCAACATGCGCCGCTACTACGGCGGCAGAAGGAACATTGACCCGCACACAGCGCTCCTAGAGGAAGTCCAGTTCACTGCCGGACACGTGCGCTGGCTCAGAGACACCATTCGCTGGCTAGGGGGTGACGCTGACGCAGATACCAATGACCCCAAGAACACAAACTTCGACGAGGCCAAGCTCGAGAGCCTCAACCAGATTACCAACGTAGGTCTCAAGCCCTCGATATACTTGGAACTTTACCAGGCCGAGCGCCGCCACCTGATTACGGCAGCAAAGGCGGCCATAGGCGCCGGAGTAGCCGAACGCACAGTACGCCTAGCAGAGGACCAGGGCCGACTGATAGCCCAGGTAGTGAACGCAATCTTCACTGACCCCCGCCTGGAGCTCACCCCAGCCCAACACGCCGCCGCCCCAGGCCTAGCCAGAGAACACCTACTCGCCCAAGCCGGCAGGCAGAGTGACAACGCAGACGGTTCCGAGATCACCCAAAAGCACGAGCCTTGGTCTGATGACGAGATAGTCGACGCCGACATCGTGGAGGAAGAAGTGTTCCTACCACCAGGAGCAGAATTGGCCAGCCGGGTCAAGGCCAACCAGAGGGATAGAGAAAGGGCACAACGGCGAGCCAAGACAAAGCTCACACCCACACCAGAACCACAAGACAGACCCATAGGGAGCTTCTCATGACAGCAGAGCAGATCTTCCCCTACCCCACGGAACTCGCAGAGCTCGTACAGAACACCACATACCTCAAGAACTGGGAGGTCGCCCTTCACAACGGCTACGAACGTGACAAGGGCAGCTACGGCCTCACCTTGATCATCACGACAGCCACAGTGAACTCCTACGACCAAGAGCGCCACATCAGGGTCAACCACCTGTTCCCAGTCCCTCCCGCCACCTACAACCGGCAGAACTGGCAGCGCTGGCTCTTCGAACAGTTCGTCAAGGTGGAGCTACATGAAGCGATGGAGTTCTTCACAGTAGCCGGAGAGAAGCCCTACGCCCCGAACCACGGCCCCGGCAACGATCCCTACACCATCCACGAGATCAGCACCGCAGATGAAAGGGCCACCAGATTCACAGGTGAGCCCAGCCACCCCAACAAAGGAGAAGATCTGTGATCGAGGTCTACGAGTATCGCAAAAGCCCTACAGGTGCGTTGCCCATCCCGACTCAGTGCCTGATCAACCCAAGGTACATCATGGGGGTCAGGCCAGACGACACGAAGTCGCACACAGAGATCCTTCTAGTGAACGGAACAGTGGTGCCAGTCAGGGAAAGACTCGAGGACGTGGGCCAGCTTCTTCTCGCTCATGACAAGCCATGATACAAGTGCTGGAGATTGTCAGAGACAGGGCCCATGAGGAAACCTACCACATGGCACTGGTCAACCCTGACATGATCTCTCATGTAGTTGTGGAGAGGAACATGCAGGATAGAACTCGCATCTCTATGGACAACGGTGAGAGTGTTCATAGCAAGGCAACAATACTAGAAATAAGTGAGCTGATAGAGGAGCACTACCGGAGACGTGTCTGAGCTACCCTGAGTGCATGACCATTCCTCAGCCTCCCCAGCCCAAGCGTGGTAAGAGCCGTGTCAACAAGGACCGTCCGCTCCTGACCGAGAAGCCCGCCAAGCAGGGCGACGTTGGTGACGCCTACGTCCGAGGCCCCAAGGGAGCTGGTTGACCTGGAGTTCGTCTCACTAGTCGTCCTAGTACTGATCGTCATCATCATCATTCGACTGCTTCGCTAGCCCCACAGTCTCCCGCTCGGGTGTTCTCCTTCACCTGAGGTCCGAGGAGTAGCGCCGAGGGTCTGTACCCCACCGCAGGCTCTCGGCGCTACGCTGAGACCCATGCCCTCTCTAGCCAAGTCTGTAGTCGTCAGTCGTCGTGACGGAACTAGACAGGCCTACAGTGCCGGTGTGGATCCCGGGTCTGCTGATGGCGCTTACATTCAGAACCCAGAAGCCTGGGTCGGGGGTGTAGTTCCTTATGCCGCTCTACCGCTAGAGAACAAGGTTCCTGACGGGAGCTTGGTCCTAGAAGATCTCAGCCCAGCCCTAGCCAGTGTTCTGGCAGCTAAGGCGCTGGCTCAGGAGTCGGTGAACACCGTGGCCGCCTCCGGCGCTACACAGACGATCCCTGACCCGGTGACGGCGCAGACGATCAGCCGGATCACCCTCAGCGCCAACTGCACCTTCACGTTCCCGACGCCCGCCGCCGGCAAGTCGTTCACCTTGGTGCTCGTGCAGGACGCCACCGGGTCCCGATCAGTCACCTGGCCGGCGTCAGCGAAATGGGCGGCCGGCACCGCACCGACGCTCTCGACAGGGGTCAACAAGATCGACTACCTGTCATTCGTCTGCACCGACGGCACGACCTGGGCAGGGTTCGTCGCCGGACTGGATGTCCGATGAGAGCGGCGGCGTTACTGCGGCGCACCAACCCGGCTACATTCTCGCCTGCCTACATCTCCGGGCTGGCCCTCTGGTTGAAGGCTGACGCCATCACCGGCCTCGCGGACGCTGACCCGGTGTCCTCGTGGGCCGACCAGTCGGGCAATGCCCGCAACTTCACCGGCGTCACCACCACCCGGCCGCTGTATAGGACCGGCGTCCTCAACGGGAAGCCGGCGGTCCGCTTCGACGGGGTGGACGACGTGCTCACCGGCCCCACGTTGGCGTCCCTGACGGCCGGTGAAGTGTTCCTCGTCGTGAAGCTCACTAACGACCCGCCGCTTACGGCCAATAGCTCCGGCCTTTGGCATGTGGGCGTCAACGGCGCCGACCCGTTCCCCAACACTCATTACCCGTTCACGGACGGTATAATCTACGATGCATTCGGGTCGACCACCCGCAAGGCGACGGTGAACCCAACGCCGTCGCTAGCGGCGTGGAGGCTCTACAACGTGAACTCGGTGGACGGGGAGTGGACTAGCCGCCTTGATGGCACTCAGTTGTTCAGTACGGCCACGAACGTTGCTGGGTTCCCGGCTGTGCCCAAACTCGGCAATAGCATAACTGGCGGCCTGTATTTCCTGGGCGGTGATATAGCCGAGTTGTTCATCTACGACCGCAAAGTCACCGCCGCCGAACGGGCACAGGTCAACGCCTACGTCGCCGCCAAGTACGCCCTGACAATCGCATGATGAGGAGAACCCCGTGACCCTGTTCGCCCGCATCGTCGCCAACGCTGTCCAACAGTCCAGCCCGTCCCTGCCCGGCTCCTGGCGGTTCAGCGACGGCCGCACCGTCAGCAACCCGACCCTCGTCGACCTCGCCCCCGACGGCTGGGTGGAAGCCACCGAGGTCCGCCCCGCTCTCGGCGCCGGACAGCGGCACGGGCCGCCCACATTCACCGTCAACGGGAGTGGCGCCGTCACCGCCACCTACCCGGCGCAGGACCCGCCGGCCGAGGAGACGAACGGCAACACCATCCGCACCCAGGCCGGGAGCGCCCTCGCCGGCAACCGCACCTACCTGGCCCTAGCCACCCCTACGGCGGCGCAGACGACCGCTCAGGTTCGGTCCCTCACCCAGCAGATCCAGGGCGTCATCCGCCTCGTCCTCGGCCAGCTCGACGGGACCAACTAGCTCTCGGAGCTATAGTGAGCTCCCATGCCCGCTCGAGCCACTGTCAGCCGTAACAGGGACAGTGAATGAGCACTCCCGGTATCTTCCCCATTGAGATCTACAAGGGTGATGATTTCGAGCTCAAGTTCAGGCTGAAGGATTCATTCGGGGTCTACATAAACCTGACCGGCTGGACAGGTAGGGCGCAGCTCAGGAATGTAAGCGGGCCCACGGGGATTCTTGCAGCTTCGTTTGCCGTCGCCATAGGTAACCAGGGAACTGAGCCTGGTTCCATCATCGTGACGATGCCGGCAGTGACAACTGCAGCATTGACCTTGCCCTTGGGCGTGTATGACGTTGAAATGACCTCGTCAGCACCCTCCAAGATCACGACTTACCTGGTGGGCCCGGCAACAATCATTGACGACGTGACGAGGACGTAGTCATGCCCATCATCGTAGAGGTCAACCCGATCTCAGGGCCATCAATAGATGTTTTCACCAACATCGCCTATGTCCCGGAAGTTCAGCTCCAGGGACCACAAGGCCCAACCGGAGGCATCACTGCAAACGTAGTGACGAAGACTGCCGCCTACACCGCTGCAGTGGGAGACCTTGTCCAGGCCAACGCTGCAACGGCAGGATTCACAGTCACCCTCCCCACCAACCCCATTCTCGGGGCTCTTGTCTCTGTCAAGAAGATAGACGCCACCATCAACACCGTTACCATTGCTCCTGCTGCTGGCGGTACGATTGACGGTGACCCGAACGCCACGACTACAACCCGCTGGGCAGGAGCAGTTTTCGAGCATGTGGGCTCGAACGCATGGAGCATCATCTCACAGATGACCTCGTACGGTCCACCACTCAATGCTTTTGGTGATTATGTGCCCAAGGTGGGGGCATCAATCATCAGCCCACCCAACGCAAGTTCGGTCCCTGTAATCCTTAGGGGCTTTGCTTCCCAAACCGCCGACCTCCAACAGTGGCAGGACTCGGCGGGAGCCGTTACTGCCGCAATGAATCCAGGTGGCAAACTTAGGGTCGGCCCGGAGGGAGCTCTCGTTCGCAGGTCGGACGGGGTAACGTCGTGGGCCTCAATAAAATACAATTCGGCAGGATTGATTAGTTTCGTCACCGACACTGATGTACAGTTGTCAGTAGCGGCAAGTAAATACCAGTCACCGGCAACGAATGAGTTGATTCTGACTTCGAGCACGGCTAACGGTTGGCAGTTTGCCACATTGAATGCAGCGTACAAGGCGCTGACCGTAAGAGGCGCCGTTTCTCAAACCGCAGACCTCCAGCAATGGCAGAACTCGGCAGGGACAGTTCTTTCAAGAGTTATGCGTGATGGGCGCCTCTCACTTGACTTTGGTGCTCCCATTGACGCCACTGTCGATGTTGCTTTGGCCGTACGCCCACGTCTCCTAACTCCTGGTAGTGTTGGTATCGCAATACAAGGTGTCGCTGCACAGACCGCTGATTTGCAGCAATGGCGGGACAGTGGCGGTACGGTGCTTTCTAGGGTCACGGCAGCGGGGGAACTCCAAGTACCTGGTGTAAAGGATATCGCAGGCGCAGTCCCCATCATCGTTGGAGCAACAACCAGAGGGACATTCAATGCAACTGGACTTGTTGTTGTGGGTCGTGTTTCGATCACTGAGGACAATCCGGCAACCACCTGTCTCTCAGTCACCGCTGCAAACGTGCAGACAGCAGACATGCAAACATGGAAGTCTGCGGGTGGAGACGTCGGCCAGCGTATCAACAAGGACGGCTACAACATCAACAAGAAGACTGCCGCTCCTGCTGATGCTGACCTAGTAGCCAACGAACTGGCGACCTGGCTTGACGCCACCACTTTGGCTACAAAAGTTATGTTCAAGGCCAAGGATTCACTCGGCATAGTTCGCACAGGATCAATCGCCCTATCATAACAAGGAGAACAAATGCCCAAGATAGAACGCAAGCGCCGTACGTTCAAGGCCCTAAGCAAGGAGCAGATAGGTCAGGTCATCTCTCAGCGCCTCCAGCAGTTTGAGGCAGAGCAGTTGAACCATGAACTAACTCTTGCTGCCCTAGATGACCAGCATGCTCGCCTACCGGCCGACGCCCCCGAAGAAACGAAGGAGGCTATCCAGATGCAGATTGCTGCCAGTGATGCTGCACTTGTCACGCTAGATGCAGCAATCGCCGCCCTTGATAGCGAGAAGACCAAGAGGGGTTGAGATAATGCCGGTTCTTGGATCACAGAACGACAGAGTTTCCACGGCCGGCGACACAATGACCGGGCCGCTCGTGCTCCCGGGTAACGCCGTGTCTGCCTTACAGGCCGTACCGAAGCAGCAGCTTGATGCGCTGAGCGGCACCTATGTGCCGATAGCCAAACGTCCGATCAACATAGTTGACGCTCCCTACAACGCCGACCCCCTCGGTGTGGGAGACGCCACCGCTGCCATCAACTCAGCCTTGGCTACCGGGAAGGCGGTCCACGGCCAGGGTATCTTCAAGGTGTCAGACACCCTTCTCATCAACGAGAAGTACGGGTGCGTCCTGTCGGGGCCGGGTGGTGTGAACGGGCTGATCTTGCAGGCAACAGCCGGCCTGGCTGGCAAGCCTATGCTCATGGTTAGGAACTCGTCACTGTCAGGTGTGCGTAGCCTCTCGATGAGAGGCGTCAACTTCACGCACGTCGCCTGCGCCATCGAGTCAAGAGAGGACAATGGGAACAACCCGACCGGATACAACCCGACCGGGCTAATCGTAGAGGACTGCAAACTTGGCGACAGCAGCGTCGGCTTTGTTGACGGCATCAAGTGGACGACAGCCGGACTCGACCAGAACAACGACTTCGCATGCATTCGCAACGTCGAGATCCACAATCTCTCTGGGGCGGCTTACAACATAACCCATTCCAATAGCCTGCTCCATCGAATAGAAGGTGGTCGTGTAATCAACGTCCAGAACATAGTGAAACTGGCCGGTGGATCATTCAGTATGGTGCAATGCACAGCGGACGGCACCTGTTCATCGTTCGAGTTCGATTTCCTCGCAGGCACCTACTACCACCCCTCCTACATCGAGTCTTTCATGATGGAAGGGCACCCCCTGTTCGTCCGGTCTAACGCAGCAGCGCTCGGCCTCTCGCTGTTCTTGGATCACTTCGATGACAAGGGGAGTGCCGCTAACACCACGCCTATCGAGTGGAATGCTTTGGGTGGCAGGTTACACATGACAGCATCAAAGGTAGCAAACGGGCAATCCGGCATAAAGTTGTCCGCTACGTCACCATCGTCAGTTGTCACAATCATCGGCGGGGAGTTGGGGTTCAACGATTACCGCTACGCCGGGAAACTCATCATGGTCGGC